GGCTGGCGTAGCTGATACCAAAGCTACCAACATCGCTGCTCTCATCTCTATTCAAGACCAGATGAAGTACTCGACTGCCAAAGCTGCACTGGATGCACAACTCGCATCACTCGCACCAGCAAGCAAGAAGTAATACGCAAGCACATGGAAGTGCGCACTCAACCTAACCTTCGGGTTAGGTATTTCTTTTTACACACTACACACTGATTACACACTACACATTACACACATCTACGCGTGACAGTAAGGTGCGCTACCGCGTTTAAAAACCTATGGCAAAACTGTGTATTTTGGAATGTGGGTCATAAATCCATACACACTAACTGTGTACCCAATTAACTTTATAACTAATTTGGATATTTCTATGTACCTGTTTCATATCCTCATAAACAGAACTCATACCATTATAAATAGAATGCATACCTCTGACCTATTGACAGAGTGGTACGATTCACTACATCACTTACCCATACTTAACCAGTTTACTAAGCACTTAGTTATCCACCTATAGAGGGATACTGTACTGTTTTAGTGTGAATATATTAGTTTAGATATACTCTACTTAACTACTACCTGTCTCACCTTAATCGTAACAACTCCCATCCATCTACCTTAATCTTACCTTAAGACTATTCATGTTTATGTATATAACCACACTCTTTATATGGTTATTACTTCCTGAGTACTTCGAGATACGTAACACGTAGTGTGTAGTATCGAGATAGTACGAAGGTTACATGTACGATTGAGTATGTCCCAAGGGGACTATGTTGGAGATTAATCATCTAACTATTTGGAGTGGGTATGACCAGTAAACCTAGCTTTAGTAAATTTAACCGTGTGGCTGCTTTATATCGTAAGTGTCGTGCCTTTATGCTTATGGAGTTGAGCATTACTAAGACTCCTTTGGAAGCATCTGAGCATTTGGTATTAAGTAAAGAAACCATGCGTTCATTCGCTCGCTGTGTGGTGAATGGTAATACTGGGAGTATGTTCAGGGATATGGATATACCTAAGTATATGTTTGAAGCTAAACCAGTTACTCCATCTACGTGGGTTGAGTTACAGAAGATGGAATTGGACACGTATATGTTAGTAAATCGTACCGCAATGTTAGTAGACCCTGTGACACGAGAGTATTGCTATGTGTTCTGGGACGAAGCTGGACAGTGCTCCAATCCGTATCCTACCCAAAGAGAAGCATTAAAAGCAGTCTCTGCATACCAACCTTAATTTAATATGCCTTGGTGTAAGCCAGGGCTTGGAGATATGTAATATGTGTAAATGTGAACGTTGTGGTATGGCCTTGGATGACGATCAAGTTTTTAATGCAGATGAATTTGGTTATTCCTCTCTTTGTGAGGATTGTAACGATGTTGTGTGTGTTTATGAGGAAGAAGATGATGAATAACAAACAATATGCATTGGCAGATTCATACCTAGAAACTAAGTTTACTGGTGTGTTTAATGAATGGCCTCGTTCAATGGTTATTAGCTATTACGTACAACGTGGTGTAACTCTGTCACGTAGTAAGATTCGCCAAGCAATCCAGTATGCTGAAGAGTCTATGAAGCCTCATAAGTTTGAGTCCGATATGCAGGCAATTCTTAAGCATATTCGTAACCCTGTGAATAAAGCCACATCTCGTTATGTTAAGTTAGATCATGCAAGTATATATCTGCGTGTATTTACCTTTGATAGACCTGATGTGGTAGTCGTATCTAATATTTCTGTGTTTGAACAGAATCAGGGTTACACCTCTGAGTTGGTGCGAGTATTAAAGCAGAATAACTACAACATCATGTTTGAGTGTGTGCATAATCTTGTATTGGCTGCGTGGTTGGTACGTCAGGGATTTGTATGCATTGATGAACTCAATAGCAATTATCTCTGGTCTGAATCAGTAAAAGAAATTAAGTCATATGCAGCTTTAGTATTTAAATTTGTAGATAGTCACGTAGAAGAATCTCAGAAGATGTTTGCTACTGTTCTGGAAGCACAGACTTGGCTTAAAGGTCAACGAGAGTCTGACTTTGAGTACCTTTCACTATTTTATTCTTTAATGAATGACATTGGTGAAGAAGTGATTATTGATAGTTACTCAGACATAATGGGGTTTAAATAATGAAATTCGGCGAACTTAATGATGGTACAGCTTTTGTATTATATAGTACCTGGGTATATGGTAATGCCTCAGTGTTTATTAAAGCACTAGAAGATGGGGATATCCATAATGCAGTATTAGCCTCAGATAGCAGTAGGACTATACTTGTGCCTGATGCGGCTGAGGTGCTGACTGTTGAAGTTATTAACCATAACAATGGAACTAACCCTATTTATAAGTTAAGGAATCCAGATGGCAAATAATCTTGATAACTTAGACCGTGCATTCAAGTACTACGATACGATTATGAGTAATACATTTAAAGGTATGTTTGCTCTAATTCGTTCGAATAAGCTTTACCCTAAATCAAAGCATACTCATCGTATTGAGTGGGATATTGATTCACGTAAACTCTACAATCATAATCATGCTATGGCTATTGTCATTCATGACCGTGTACTTAATGACGAAGTTATTACTGGGATAAGGAGAAATACTCGTGTTTAAAGCTATGTTTGGTATTTCATTCAAACGTTGGTATCACACGATATCATCACATCTTGTAAAGCGTGAACGTGATGCTTTACTTAATAAGTTTAAGGGTATTGAGAAAGACAAGATAACTGGTCATCGTCTGAACCAGTTGTTTGATGAATACCATTTCCACATGGACGAGTTAGCGAAGTTAGATAAGACTGAAATTAAATAACCGTTGCCCCACTTAAGGGGCAATGACTTTATATAATGCACTCCGTGCATTTGGGTGAGGTAAGACATTATGTTACTAAGGGTAGGTGATTCAGTTATACAATTTTCTGATGAACTAAAGAATCTTATTAAACTAAATAGAAGTTTAGAGATTCCTAAGTTTGATTATAAAGGTAAGGTTTATTATCACGTAACTAACAATGAATGTGCTATTCCTTACTTTGTTCCTTGTGGGTTTTACAAACGTTATACCGTTGAACAGGTACCCAACACTAACATTTATACCTTCTCCTTAGTTGAATACTTCGTGGATGTTGTCAGTGGAAGATATAAAAGTACTAATGGTGGAATACAGAATATACGTGTAGGCTCAAATAGGGCATCTGGTAAATCTGCTCAGGGTATATTCTATGACCAATACATAAATACAATGTATTATTCATCAAACGAATCGTATGCTAAAGCTTTAAAAGCTAAGCAGCTAGATTTTATTAAATCTAAAACCAGAGGTATTAATCATAATGAGAAAGTCATTGATACTGGGAACAAAAGAAGACGTTATTAAACATAAACGTGGTATGTATCACCTCATGGTAGATCTGAGTAATACTGAGACTAAACCGGCTGTGAAGCCCGTTGCTAAGCCAGTTGCTCAGATTGTTACGTACAATCACCCTTGGGTATTGAATAGAGATTAACTATGCTAATTGTTATTGCTGATGCAGGTTTACACGATAATGAAACATATTCTGGTTTATCTAATGTATATGGAATTATACCAAAATACTTATTAAACCAAATAAGGTTAGAAGTTTCTTTAAGTATCTCTAACTGGTATGAAGCTATATTAACTACGCATACTTCTGATGCTGTTGTGATAAAGGCTAAAGATGAAATTAAATTAGAATCCATTCTACCTGATGGATTGTTTGTACATGCTTACTTACTTGAGATGGTGAGTAAGAAACAGGGTAAATGGCGTATTGAAATAATTAGCCAAACTATACCTCAAGGGTCATAAGGCTTATTTTAAACAGGTAAAAGATTATGCCTATATTAACAATGACTGGTCCCGGTTTTGTAGGAACCATAGAAATTGGAGATAGTAATGAAGCTATCACCCGTGGTGGTAACTATATTGTTACCCTACGATTCACTGAAATAACTAAAGAGTTCCCAACGGGAAGTCCTAACCAATTAGTATACTTTGGTGTTCCTGTAGTATATAAAAAGGCTGGTTATTCTTATAGTTATCGTGTTCTTCTTCGTATTAGTCAGGGTGACCTGAATACACTTAAGCTGCAAGCCAGTTTGGGTATCCCAACCGAATTAACAACTGGTGGATATATTCAATAATGATGCAACAAGAATCTGCAACACGCTGCTTTAAATGGGCTGAAATTAATTATGAGAATGGAGAACCAGACTTGGCTCTCTTTCTCTTTCGCAAGGGTGTTAGTCACCGTATGCTTGCTGGCGATACTATGGAAGAAGTTCAAAACTTCATCCTTCCTTTAATGTCCGAAGAAGCTATTAACTCCCTCATTCGTCTCAACGATAAAATCGAAACCAAGGCTGTGGAATATACCAAGTGGGCTGATAAAGTCAGCTGCTTGTTTCATATGTAATAAGCCGCAAGGCGGCTAATGTGGAAGGCAAAAGCCTGTCCAACTCAGACTCTATTCAATTAATTATCTATCGAGGTATTCATCATGGCTTTCAAAAACAAATCTACTGAAAACAATTCTTCTTCAAATGACCGTTCAGCTAATGTTGCTGGTTATTTGAATGTTGGTGTTATGGGCAAAGACGGCAATGTTAAACGTCTGAATGGTGGCAAAGGTATTATCCTGCGTAAAGACCATGCTGTTGAACAAGCAATTGCTACGTTCTGTGAAGAACATCCTGATCGTATTCAAGACCTGGTTGCTCGTCTCGTTCTTACTTATGGTAAGGCATCTGACGGTACCGAAGAATTCGATTTGGGCTTGTAATATCCATTGCCTAACCCTCGTGGTTAGGCTTTGTTTTTGGAGTCATATATGGACTTTACTAAATTTAAACGGTCATTATTGATGCACGAGGGTAGGACTATTACCACAGTATGTGGTATGTATTACCTTAAACTAACAAATCCAGTTATAGCTGAATTATGCCTACAATTCTCATTAAACCTACCGATGAAAGTAGAAATTATTGTCGATAGACCTAATTATGCTCCTGCATCTTACCCTTCAACGGTATCAAAAGTTAGGATTGTTGAATCTGACTGGGCTGGTTTTTACTGGACTTTACTTGCATTTCAAATAACACCTATTAGATACGAGGTTGTTGTTAAGAAATCACGGGAATAGGGAGGTGGGGTACATGAGACATGTAATGTTAAGTGATTTAGAAGGTAAATACTTACTAAATCGTTTTGGAAATATGTTCTGTGTTATACCCAAAGAGGTTGTAAACCTGATTCGATTAAATAACTCTCTTGGCTTATTAACCGAGTTACCTATTGTAGCTAAGGTTGAGTGTGGTTGTAGAAATTCAATTAATAGAATGAGGGTTGGAGATACTCCTTCTTACTTATTCTACCTTAGAAGTTTGAATGGAAAAGATGTGAAATACGGTATTACAGGTAGAGAAGTAGAACGTTCAACGTGGGAATTCAAAGTGAGGAATTATGATGCATAAGTGGCTAGCTAAAGAAGAGTTACAACTCATTAATGAGCGTCAGTTTAACCGTAAACATATTGATGGTTATATCCGTGCTGACCTCTTCGAAGGTACTGAAAACATCAATGCTGAGGTAAACCAAGGTGTAGAACTATTACAACTCTGGCTTGACGAGGACTATTTTGATAGTAAGGCTGTGCGTCTTAGTCATGTTAAACATCTTGATCTTAAGAAGCTTGTGCAGGAGATATTCGTAGGTATCTGCTATTTGGGTAATGACCCAACACCAATGATTAACGTAATAGGTCAACTAGCTTCACGTCTTGGCTTTGATGATAAGCGTGACAGCATTCAGACTGTAGCTGAAATACTGGCTGTGCTCTGTGAAACTGACCTGTTTGACATCACCAAAGCTCATAAACAAGCCAGTCTTCAAATCGTTAATCGTATTGGTTTACCACAGGAAATTATGGACTTCATTGAACGTTCCTGTTTCTTACCACCACTGGTTTGTGAGCCAAGGGAACTCACTCATAACATGTCCAGTGCTTACTATACCCATGAAGCTGATAGCTTAATCTTGGGTGGGGCAATGAATCATCATGATGGAAACATCTGCTTGGATGTGCTTAATAAACGCAACAAAGTACCTCTATCACTGGACGTTGAATTCCTATGTAACTATGAAGAGGAACCAACCTACGACCTGAATACGGTGTCTCAGGAGACTCTGGATAAGTATGAAGCCAGAGGACGTAAACTGAGTCATTGGGATCAGGCTGACCTTATCCGTAAACAGAAACAAAACTGGGATAGATATAAGCGTCAGTCTTATTACTTCTATTCCCTTATCGTGAACCAAGGCAATAAATACTACGTACCTAATAAGTTTGATAAACGAGGACGTATGTATTCATCTGGTTATCACATCAATCCGATGGGTACACCATTCAAGAAAGCCATGACAAACTTTGCCAATAAAGAGCAAGTATCAGGCGTACCAGAACATTTAAAAATTAAGGATTAACTAATGCAGACTTCAATGAATTATGGTGCTGGGTTCCAAAAGTTCACAGGCTTTGAGTATCTTTGTATCGATGCTGCGAACTACTTTGGTATGGACAAAGAAGAATTTGAGCCACGCATTCAATGGGTTATGGATAACTTCAAGGATCTGGAGGCATTCACAGCTACGGCTGAAACTCCTGAGCTGTACAGCAAAGCTGTCATGTCCCTTCGTCGTGCTTGTCGTGGCGAAGAGATTGGGCATATCACATATTGGGATGGTGTGTGTTCAGGCATTCAGATTATGAGTGCACTGACTGGCTGTATAGCTGGTGCAACTAACACAGGGATGATTAATCCGAAGAAGCGTATGGATGCCTATGGCAACTGTACGGAAGTCATGAATGACCTGCTAGTAAAGAAAGGTCTGAGTGAGTTTAAGATTCCCCGTGGGAAGATTAAGAATGCTTTCATGACTGCTGGGTATGGCTCTAAAGCTGTGCCAAAGCGTACCTTTGGTGAAGACCTGCTTCCAGTGTTTAACGGGGCTACACGTATCGTAGCACCGGGTGCATTCAACTTAATGGATGAGTTGTTGGCTACATGGCAACCCTTTGCATTAGCCCATAACTGGATTATGCCTGACCTGTTTAGTGTACGTATTAAGGTCATTGAAACTAAAGAAACCAGAATTGAAGTGGATGAGCTTGACCATGCCACTATGACTCTGGAATACAAGGTTAATGAAGGTACTGAGCGTGGTTTGGCTAATGTAGCCAATACCACTCACAGCTGTGATGCCTATCTTCTGCGTACTCTGGATCGTCGTTGTAACTATGATATACACGAAATCCTTGAGGCACAGAAGATTCTGGAAGCTCGTCTGTTAGCTCATAGTACTGGTATTGCCCAAGAAGCTGCCACAGAAGCTCTAGGTGAGTATCTGTGGGCTTGGGGTAAGTCTGCAATGGCTGACACTGTAATATTCACAGCACTGGATTGGACCAACTATCTGCAATTACCAGTAGAGTTAGCACGTAAGTTATTACGTATTGTTAACGATATGCTGTCATATGAACCATTTGAAATCATGACTGTACATGATGCATTTGGCTCACATCCTAATAACTGTAACGAGGTTCGCTACTGGTATAAGGAGATTCTGGCAGAGTTTGCTGAGTCCAATCTGTTGCAGTGGATCATGAACCAACTACATGGAACCAGTGATGGTGTATACACCAAGCTGAGTCCTAACCTTGCTGAATTAATCAGAGGATCTAATTATGCTTTATCTTAAAATATGGTGGCATAAACGCCAAGCCATTAAATTACGTAGAGAAATCTATAACTTACGTGATTCATACTCCTGCGGTTTAGATATGCTTAATATCATAACAGGGGGTGAATATAACCGTTTGGTTAACAGCTTTAATAAGTATAAATGCTGGCTTGAGGATAATGATCCTAAGTACCCTAAATAAACACCAATCCTACCCTTCGGGGTAGGATTATTTTTTGAGGTGTATATGAGTAGTAGAAATTTCCCTTCATCCAATGTGACTATGGTTCCTACCTTCATCCTCCCACAAGTTAAATTACTAAATTCATTAGGTATTAAAGAATTAGTGATTAGTGATATGGAATGGGAAGAACGGAGCAAAGGTCACTACTGTTTTATCGATGCTGATCATCTAGAAGACTTAGAAGGTATAAAAGACTTAAAGATGTATACAGAAGCAAAAACTAGAAACACCTACTTTAAGTGGCATTAAATAGGTGCACTCCGTGCACTGTTTTGAAGAACCCCATCTTAATTTCTTAATCCAAAAGGTAAACCCAATGGACGCTAAACAAGCAGCCAGTCAAATTAATAACTTCCCTGGATTCATCGCATCAGTACCTACTGACGGGCATGTCCAGATCCGTTCTATCTTCTTCCTCGGTCACATCACGTACTACCCTAAAAAGGGTACGTTAAGTATAAAGGATGGTGTGTATAACCCCGGTCTTGAGAGCCAGTTAAACAGAATAAAAGACAAAGAAGGTATTAGTGTATATGCCTTAATGTGTCAGATTAATGGGCATGATACTACTGACCAAGTTCTAAAGGATCAGAGTAAAGTTAAGTTCTTATCTAATGTAAGAATGTGACCTCCGGTCACTGTTGTGGGTGATGCGTCTGCATTACTCAATCCTTACAAGTCCAATTGGACAGGGTAGCCATATGGTTACCCTTATTTTTAGTTTGATTTCAGTGTTTTGTATCTTTACAAACCAGTGTGATTAACATAGTGTTAGGCACTCGACAGGAGGTTATAGATGTTCATTCTATTTCTTATGTCGTTACTGTTTTACTACCGCCATGTATGTATAACAGTCGTAAAGAGGTTCATGTTTAATGCTCCGTATTACGGGCCGGTTTTGGGGGATACTCCCCGCTTAACGCAGATTCGAGGGATCTGTAGCTAACGATAAAACATGGCAACCAGTGATAGCCCACCAATGAGTGGGCTTTCTTTTACCTATTAGTTGAGTACTTTTTGTACAGTTCTAGTAGTTCTCAAGAAGTTCTCTAAATTCTTATACCCTAAGTCTAAAATCTCAAAAATCGTGATTTTGGCATAAGGTCAACCTAATTCTAAGACAGTCCAAAAGGAGCAATTCATGCTAGATAATTGGCATATCACAATCATGATCGTACTTTTTGTACTGTCATTTCTGTGTGTACTTCATGCATCAGATTACTGGAGCGATATTAAAAATATTCGTTCCTTATGGGTGCCGGGTAATAAACGTGCAACGATAGTTGCTGAGCTTAAACATCATATACGTGTATGTCTGGTTTGGTCTGTAGTTTGGGCTTCTACGGGTATCTGCGTATGGTATTGGGGATAGACCTATGGATGACTCAGATACAAAAACAAGATTTACCTTTTTACTCGGTGTTTTCATAGGGATTTTAATACTTGGTCTGTCTTTAAAGTATTTACCTGAAAATTCTTTAAATCGTATACAAGATCTTAAAACTAAATGTGAGTTAAACATTCCACGTAGTCAAAAGTGTGTTATGGAATTCGTACCCCAAACCTCATTGAGCAAGGATCAACCTCATGCCCAATAAAAAACTGGTAGAAGATCTGCGTAAGCAAATGCGTAGGGTTTCTTATATAACTCTCGCACGTGAATTAGGAAGTCAAATTATTGACACGCTGGCAAAAACCATCGACCAACTCGAAGCAGCAGACAAGGCGTTCAATACACAGTTCGAACGTGCTGAAGCAGCAGAGGCCCACATTGCTGAGAATCAAGCTTTAAAAAGTTGCATGAACGTGCTAGCTGATATTCTTTCTGTTAATACAGAGACGAAAGAAGTAATCGATGCTGTGCAAAAACTCGCCAAGCTTAAAGGCGATGCGGTGCCGGTGTACCAAATTTGGATGTTTTGCTCAGGAGAAAATAGTGGTTACGACTGGGAAGAGGTTAATGAATTAGACTATACCCAGTATGGGGGTAAAAAACGGACCTTATTCACCAACGCCCAGCCGGTGCCGGTGGTTGTGTTGTCCGATAGCTATACTTGCCCGCGATGCAAAAGAACGACAACAAGGCCAAACGGTGAGCATTACTGCCACGTTAAATCTGCCGATGGCGAGGAGGCTTGATGAAATGGTTTGTTATATTAAGCAACCCATATAGAAAAATTGGGCCTTTTAAGGACCAAGTTTCTGCGGATAAATACGGGCAGTCCACATCATCGAATTACACAATTCGTTGCTATGACTTTTGAAGGTGAAACCATGAGCGATAAAATCAGTGACAGAGATCTCGGAGATCTCTCACGTAAAAAAGCACATATTTCTGAATTAGAAAATTTAGCTTCTATTGCAGCTAAAGAACTAATTAAGCTTCGTAGCAGTTTTAGTAGTTTGGTAGCATTCAAAGTATTTGAATTAAGCCAAGAGAACGAAAAACTACGTGAACGTGCTGAACGTGCTGAAACTTGTATTAAAGCCATTGCTAATAATGGTATCCGATTTCATACCGTAGTAAGTGGTGACACTCTCTTTGGTCTTTCACAAAAGTACTACAATGATCCTTACCTCTTTTTTAAGATTGTTGAGGCAAATCGAGGGATTATTGTGAATCCTGATTTAATCCAGATTGGTTGGAATTTAATCATCCCTTAATTAATTAAAGGCCCTCATAAAGTGGCCTTTTTATTTGGTATACAAATGGTTAAATGTACCTGTGCATTTCCCTGTGGACAGACTAACAAAGACTGCCCTTCTGTTTATATGTCCCCTTCCCCCCGTAAAGAACAACTCTTGTATGTACTTGAAGATATGGATGCAGAGATCTCTATAGTAGAGTCACGCCTGTCTCAACTTCAAGAACAGCGCAGAGAGTTTGTTAATCGTCATGATCTGAATAAGGCTTAAGTATGAAACAAACCTGGTGGTTAAACCGTAATGCCGAAGATCACTCTTACCTTCCTGAATGCCGGTCTATAAACCAGAGTAATTCATACACTGAGCATGAACCTGGATTTATTGGATCTCCCCGTTTGATAGACAAAAAGAAATCTGCAAAACAAGCTTTAACGGCTTGGACTGTAGGAGTCTGGGGAAATCATTGGGAAGATGGTATTGATGTTTTTGCATACCGTCCTAAACGTAAAGAAGTAAAGATGGAGACAGTCGAAATGACTCTACAAGAATGTCTGTTTGGTAAACCAGTGATCTTTGTATTTGGTTCCAATGAAGCAGGTCGTCATGGTGCTGGTGCTGCGAAGTTTGCACTTAACCACTATGGTGCACAGTATGGTAAGGGTATTGGTCACTATGGTAATAGCTATGCCCTGCCTACCAAATCTGCTGGCTTACGTACACTGCATATTGATGAAATTGAAAAGTATGCAGATTCGTTCATCGCTTATGCAAAAGACCACCCTGAGTACAACTTTAAAGTTACTCGTATCGGATGTGGTTTAGCTGGACTACAAGATCAACGAGTAGCCCCTCTCTTTGCTAAAGCACCTGAAAACTGTTATTTCGATAACGTTTGGGCAACTTGGCTCCCAGAGCATAAGAACTGGGGTACTTTCGATGCCGAGTAATGGTGATACAAACGCCAAGGAGGAAATAGAAGGTATCTTAAAACAATGGGGATTAACTATAAAATGTGCCTCGATATCTTATGGTGCTGAACTTGGGGTAGTTAGTCCTGATGCTTTTAATTATCCTCTGTATGTAGATCATTCAGAGAGTGTCCTAAAACTATGGCTTGATTCCTTAAACTTTGATTATGACTCAGGTTTTGGTGGTCAACATCTGTTTGGTATTCTCTGGTTTACAGATGGTACATGGGCCAGTCGTGGTGAATATGATGGTAGTGAATGGTGGGAACATAACCGACTTCCTGATATACCTCCTGAATTGTTTTTACCCTTTCCTGTGGGAAATCAAAAATGATTATCAGTAAGAAGATTGATAAGGCAGTAGAGATTGCTTTAGCCTATGGGCAAAGCCCTCTGTCAGTAGCACGTCGTTTCAATTTACGTATTGATGCAGTACGTGAAATTGCATTCGCCTCTTTACGTGAAAATAACCAAGAATTCTCAAATGGTCCAACACCTGCTGAAATTCTGGCTTCACTTAAAGCTAACTCATTTCCATCTCGTTATGGAAGTAGTCACCAACCGGGTTTATTCGATCGTATCAGTTCTCAAGTGAACGAAAGTAAATCCATCCCTAATTTAAATTTTGCTGCATTGGAAGAAAAAGCCATGGTTAACTTTGTAAATTCTCTCCGTATCCCAAGCTCTACTCCTGCTAACAGTTTTGCTGTAAGTGAAGTGATCTTGGCTCAACATCCTGCTCTTAAAAATATGCCAAGTACTCTCAATTCTCTGATTGAAGAAGTACTGGCTATTCTTGTTGCAGAGAATAAAGGCAACGCTAAACCAGAACAAGAAGGTGAGTCTGAATTCTGTGACCATCCTGAATGTATCGAACGACGTCAACAACAGTTTGGTGAAATTACTACTGTGCTTCGTGAGTTCGATATCTTTAATATTGAGCAGTTGCGTGGACGTTTGGTTAAGCAAAATGTTAACGCTCTGGTTGCTAACTTAACTATCAATCAAAAACGCATTTTGGCAAAAAGCCTAATGCTGGAAATCCTTAATGAGCAAGACAATTCTACCAGTAAAGGTGGGACTGTTTAAGACGGCTGATAGCCTTGATGCTGCTATGACAGAACTCAAGGCTAATCTCCCTATAACAGATCCTAATGTACTGCATGGCTTAGTTATGCAGTACCACAACACTCTTATCAAAGAGATGTTAGAACAAGGTAAAAATCATGTGTAATGATGAAGAAAGTGAGGAATTCCTTAAACTGGAAAAAGAGTATATGAAGTTATTACCCGAATGGGCTACAGGACATAACACGAATAAGGAACTAAAAAAAGGTACTCAGTTACAAACTCGTGATGGCCGTCAGCGTGGTAATGCCCGTATTACTGAAATCATTACCTTAAACGGTTATAACGGTGAGGCTTATAAAGCCATTACTGATGCTGGCAGTACTATGACACTCAGTGAAGCTGAGGTGCATTCACTTTTCTACATTGGCCCTTACTTTATTGAACCAGTAAGGTAAACCAGTAACCAATGCACTCCGTGCATCTTCGTAGGTTATCAATGAAAGAAATACTGGAAGAGTTAGGCAATCTCCCAACTAGACGGGAGGAAGTGCTTGAACGTGTATTCTCCCGTGTTGTGGTCAAAGACATGGGACACACAATTGAGGGTTTACCAAGTCCATGTTTAATCTGGACAGGTCCAAACTCAGGTGATGGAACTGGTGCTGGCAGAGGCTATGGACGTATGTCCTTGGGAAGCCAGACAGTAGCGACTCACCTTGTTGTATTTACCCATTTCTATGGGTACATCCCAGGAAAGAAACAAATCGATCATAAGTGCAACAATCGTCTTTGTTGTAATCCCGCTCATCTTGAAATGGTTACATGCCGCGAAAATCATCGTAGACGTGTAAGCCGATCTAAATCTGTATAGGAAAAATAATGGAAAACAATTTCGTCTTTACCCCAATCAATTCTGCTGTAGACATGATTAAGGCAACTTTGAAATCTGGTGTAGTACCGATGCTGCATGGTTCACCTGCCATTGGTAAATCTTCTCTGGCTCAATCCATTGCTGATGGTTGGGATCTGCTTCTGTTGGATGAACGTCTTACCAGCTACGATGCTGGTGAAATTAACGGTCTCATGAACTTTAATGAAGATCGCAGCCGTTCTCAGTTTATTCCAATGGAGAACTTCCCTCTGGAAGGGGAAGCAATCCCAATCAACCCAGCAACAGGTAAACCGTACAAAGGTTGGCTACTGTTTCTTGATGAGCTGTCTTCGGCAAGTCGTGCTGTAATGGCAGCTGCGTACAAGCTGATCCTTGATCGCAAGGTAGGCAAGCATAAGCTTCACAGTCATGTGATGATGATGGCCGCAGGTAACCTTGACACTGATGGTGCAATTGTAAACCAGATGGGTTCAGCTCTGCGTTCGCGTATGGTTAACTACTACCTTATGCCTGATTTCAATGCATGGCGTAAAATCATGCAGCAAGCAGGGCGTATTGATTACCGAATCATCTCTTTCCTGGAATATAAGAAAGACATGTTCTTCAACTTCGATCCTGAAACCACGGATGATACTTTCGGCTCTCCTCGTACTTATGAAATGTTGTCAAAACAACTTAAGCACATTAAGCCAGGTAATGAAGGCTTCAAATCACTGGCTTTGATTTCAGGTACTATCGGTGCTTCTGCTGGACGTGCATTTGCCAGTTTCATTGAGTACTTCGATAAACTTACTGACATTAAAGAAATTGAGGCTAACCCTACAGGTGCTAAAATTCCGTCAGAAGTTTCATATCAATTTGCAATGGCAGGTAAGCTGGGTGTGGAAACAAACCAGAAGAATGCTGATGCTGTCTTTAAGTATCTGGGACGTATGGATATGGAATTCCAGTACATTGCAGTACGTGCTATGTCTGCTCACTATGCATCATTGCCCGCAGCTGAGAAAGGTAATAGTGCAATTGGTTCCAGTGCATTAAGTAACTGGAGTAAATCATTCGCCCATAACATGTGGGGTTAAAATATGTCATTTGCAAATGATCTAGGCAAGGCTAAAGTTGAATTGCTAACCAACGCTAAATTGGTATTCTTTGGAAGCCTTTTGGTATCTGTACCTCACTTAGAAGCTACTGATCCTGCCTGTGATACTGCATGGACAAATGGCCTTAAAGTGGAGTACAACCCTAAGTTCTTTACCTCCTTGAGCCGTAAGCAACAAACAACACTCATGATGCATGAGACGATGCATATTGTCTTAGAGCATTGTGGTGTTCGTTGTATCGGTATGGATCCAGAACTTTGGAATAAAGCAGCCGACTATGTGATTAACCTTATCCTTCATGATAATGCTTTTGAAGCTATCCCAAGTTGGCTCTTTGACACTCGTTTTAAAGGAATGGATACCAAGGCTGTTTACGACATTCTGAAATCAGAAGAGAATAAAAAACCGGGTTCCCATAAAACTCCAAATTACTCTGGGGATTTAAAACCAGGAGATGGTAAAGGTGATAAAGAGCCTTCTCCGGCTAAGTGTCAGGAAATGAAGCAGAAGGTTGAGGAAATGGTTATGACCGCCTTAACCACTGCTGACATGGCCGGACAGAAACCACCAGGTAAACTAGGTGCAGATATGGATGCTCTTATTGAGCGTCTAACTAAACCTCGTGTACCGTGGAGTCGGATCATGGACCGTTTCTGTCAAGCAACGGTAAAGGAGGATCAGAGTTACAGTAAACCACATCGTAAGTATGTGGCTCACGGTTACCACCTTCCTTCTTTGAACAGTCCAGGTATAGGTCGTTTGATGTGGGCCAATGATATCTCTGGATCCGTGAGCACGCGTGAATGGAACCAAAGTCTTAGTGAGATGGCTTATATCTTTAAACGGTATAACCCACAGGAAATCTCTGTCATTCAATTCAACACTCATATTGTGAGTGAAGATGTGTGTAAGAGTATTGATGAATTCCTGCGTGTACCTTTCCGTCGTGGAGGGGGAACAGATGTACAGGAAGTAATTGAAAAGTTTGCGAAGGATAAAGCCGAAGCACTCTTTGTATTTACTGATGGTCATCTACGTCAAACTAACTTGGTTAACCCACGTAAACCAGTTCTTTGGCTTATCTATGACAATCCTGGCTTTGTTCCAAAGTTTGGTAGAGCCATTCACTTCTCCGCAAGAGATCTTAACTTTTAATAGGGGGCTTGGCTCCCTACAGGGAAAACCATGCAACTTAATAAAGGTCAGGATGCAGCCATCGATATGATGGTTGATTTTGTAATGAGCAAACCGGGCCGTTTCATGAGACTGGTTGGGCCAGCAGGTGTGGGTAAAACAACTGTTGTTCGCCACTTTACTGAACGGCTTCGTAATTTAAACCGCCTTAATGAAAGCCTCCAGCTGCCTGTGGACACGCGTGCCATTCGTATGACTGCAACAACGAATAAAGCAGCAGAGGCTTTAGAACAAGCTGTGGGTACCGAAGTAAAAACTATCCATAGCGAACTACGGTTAGTGATTCAAGAAGATCCCAAAACAATGAAGGATATTCTTGTAAGTAGTCGTCCACTTGAATTGGTATATAACACAATCATCTTTGTTGATGAGAGTAGCTATATTGATTTACCTCTCTTTATGCATATCCTCCAAAAGACTACAGATTCATGCAAAGTGATCTTCATGGGGGATTCAGCACAATGCAAGACCGCATCTGATCCTGATGAGTACGAAAACTTACTTCTTAAACCAGAAGTAATAGCAGCAATTAAGCAGTACAAAATCACAAACTTTGAGATGCCAGTATTTACGATGGATATACCAGAAGCCAGTCTGACACAGATTATGCGTCAATCTGATGGTAATCCTATCCAAGCTGTCTCATTACGTTTGCGTGCTGCTATTCTTGCTGGGGAACGTATTCCAGAAGGTCATATTGACCAGAAGCATATTATCTGGGTAGATCGCCCAAAGTTTGAGGAACTCCTGCTTAAGGATATGACTGATCCTAAATGGGAGTACCACACCAGTAAGTTTCTGGCTTTCCGAAATAAGACTGTTAACTATTTCAATAGTCTTATTTATGCTCAGGTGCATAACACTGTAAATTTGAAAGCAGGAGAGTATGCCATAAATAATGCATACATTTCTGGTAATAAACAATGCCCTGCAATTGGAACAGACCGACTGGTATTAATTAAAGAAGTTAAAGAAGTTGTAATAACCGTTGATGGTAAAACTATTAATGGGTTTCATATCTGGACTGATAAAAATCCTCCGGGCAGTTTTTCAGCAATTACAGGTAACCCTTCAATGCCTTACTTCTTGCCCGAAGACCGCACTATAAAAAGTCGTATGACTGAACGTTTACGTAAAAAACTTGTGGAGATAGGTTCTATTCCTTCACAAGAAATGTTTGAGTTAAGGTCTGAGTTTGAAAGGGTTAAGGACACTTGGGTAGACTTTAGACCTGTATATGGATCAACTGTCTATAAAGCTCAGGGTTCCACTTTCCGTAGAGTCTTTATTGACTTAGGTGATATTAACCACTGCCGTGATTATGATCAGAAAATGCGTATGCTTTACGTAGGTTTCAGTCGTGCACGTATGCAGGTAATTATGACAGGGGACATTCAATGAGGCACCCTGATTTTAACCGCATAATTACCAGTGCCAGTAGTAAATTTGTAGAAAAAGCGAAGATAGAATTTGAAGCTAAAGCACAAAGAGCATATGAGGAAGCAGTACTAATTTCACCTGATATAGCGGAACATGGCTTTAGTATTCTTGACTTTTATTACAAAGCATCTGACTCAATTAGAGCAAGGGCTTTACCTTCCTCAGTTGCAGAATGGTTTATCCCTGTATACCAAGATTATTTGGATACTACAGGGATAAGACGTGCACGATTTGCAACAGTAATACGAGCCGCATGTAATTCAATAGAAATTGTAGGAGATTTAAAAGTTCTTTTACCTGAACAAATTCATTGTTTTATAGAGCCTTTTATATTACCCGCTGTTTGGATTGAAGAACCCAAAATCTCGGAAGAAACTATTATTATCTTTAATAAAAATTACGAGAAACATATCCAACGTCTTTATGAAGATATGCTTCTTGAATCTCTAAACATTCGTTAATAGAGGAGGTCGAATGACCACTACTAAAGTAATCCTGGAAAATGGTAAGTACGAAGTTAGCCATGATAATGGTACTAACTTTCACGCTCGTCGATTTGGTGAGAAATGGCGTGACCTTTCTGGTGATGGCCTTATTTTTGCTTTGGTAAGCCGTGTTGAGCAGCTGGAAAAGCTATTCAATGAACCAACGCAGGAAATGGTTCAAGCTGGCTTAGCAGAAGTCCAACGTATGTTGGATGAATGGGACGAGGAAGGTCACTTAGCTTTGGGTGCATACAATGACCCTGTATCTGACGATCAAGCCTCAGACCTTGCTGTATTTGTCCTACAAGCTATGGCCGGTAAGTTGCCCAAAGGTGCATAACAATGGGTAAAATTTTATGGCCAAGAGAGGACTTGGATCGTCTACAACATGAGTATTGTGTAGTCCGTCGTAAGGTAGCTGACATAGCGAAACTTATGGGCAAGACATACTATGCTGTAGATGGTGCCATCACTTGTTATGGCTTTCGTGAAGAACGTTGGCGTATACAAGCTGAACAGGAAGCCAGTGTAATTGAGTACCTCAAGACACACTCTCAACGTCAAACTGCACTTGATCTAAACCTCACTCAACATCGTGTACGCACAATCTCCGATAACCAGAAAGGTATTCACCGGCATAAGCCGGGAGACTTCGGTGGCTATCGTGGATTCTGTAAGACACATTAATTAGCTGGTTTCGGCCAGCTACCTACTTGGTAGGTATCTACCCCAAATCATTTATTTAGGTAACCCAAAATGCAAGTATCAAACGCAAAAGACCTCGCTAACTCTGCAACCATCGGTAATGTTGGTGAAGCCATTGAGTTTGGGATCACCAGTGATGCATCCTTCATGCATATGCTTTCTGCTACCCTGTATTCAAACCCTAACCTAGCTATTATCCGTGAGCCTCTGTGTAATGCATGGGATGCCCATATTGATGCAGGTAAAACTGATACCCATATTAAAGTATGGATCGATGAGTATAACGAATTACACATTCAAGACTTTGGTCTGGGTATCCCACGAGACCGGATTGGTGAAGTGTACGGTACCTATGGTGCATCAACTAAACGTAATGATACCAAAGCCACTGGTGGTTTCGGTTTAGGTTCTAAGTCACCCTTTTCATACACAGACAGTTTTACTGTGACTGTATGTAATGCAGGGGAAAAGACAGTTTACCAGATGAATAAAGCTTCTCTGGAGACTGGGGGAAAACCAGGTATTGTTCCTATTGTTTCCATGCCAACTACCGAATCGGGTGTTACTGTTTCTATCCCAATCCGTCATTCTGATATGCATGAATTATGTCGTTATATCCGAGCTATTACTCTGCACGGTGAGATGAAAGTTTTATTCAAGAATGCTTCTATGGGAATGAGTGAAGAAACGGAATTACCTACTATGGGTATGTCCTTTGAATCTGGTAGCTATGAAGTTGATTTTTCATCTAAATCTAATTCATGGTATTTCCATCATATGGGTAACCATTCAGTCTTTATCCGTTACGCTAATGTAATCTATCCTGCATTGATCTCTACTAAGACTGCACCTGCTATTGAACTTATTAATAAGTTTATGCGGGTACTTGGTATCGATCGTATTGTTATTCAGGCAGAAGCAGGGACTCTGGCTTTAACCCCAAACCGTGAAGCTTTGTCCAGCCAGCAAATGACTGATGATGGTATTACACAACTTTGTGTTGACCTTGTTAATAACTTGGAATCGGATATCAAAGCAAAGATTCCTCAAGCAACACAAGATTTAATTCAATTCCTCAAAAAACATTCCCGTGGTCAGTATTCTTACTACGAGTGGGATACTCTACTAGAACGTGTGGGTATGGTTGGCCGCTATTTAAATTCTAGCTATGGTAATGATTATCGCAAACATTGGAAAAATCACTTCCGTAATCTTGAAGTTAAAGCTGCATTAACTGAGTGGCAATTTGATAAAAATACAAATAATCGTAAGTTACAACTTGTTGAGAGGACACTTAAAAAGCATAAAAGCACTCGTGATTCATCTACAAAGCAATTAAGGATTTTAAGAGATTTGATGTACAAACCAGTATGTAAAATCCTTAATCGTACAGGTGTTGATATATCCAGTATTCGTTTTATGAGTGCAATTCAAAATACCCCAAGTAATTTTAAAAACTTTAGTGCTAACGTACATAATCATTTTGATTTTAAGAGCGTAGCACAATGGTATTTAAATCCAATAGTTTATATTGGGGATCGTATTGAAGGTGCGTCTAAATCATTTATTGACCATCAACAACATCTTCACTCTCAACATTCTAAACTTCGTTTGAAACATGCTGTGTTTATTAAAAACACAGGCATACAAAAGGATACTAAAGAGCATTTAGTATCTCTGGGCTATACAGTTATTGATTTAACCCAGAGATTCGAATGGGATAGTCAAGTACGTCAAAAGAAAGAGAAAAAAGTTGTAATTAAGGATAAATCACCTAACCAACTTCGGTCTCTCGAAGTTCTATCAGGTATGATTGAATCTAGAATAAGTAGTCTGGCATCGGTAGGTGAATTTAAACATATGCCAGAAGTTATTAATGACAAACCTGTATTTTATATAGAAGGTACTCTAAACGGTATTGAACAGTATAAATGGTTTGATTCATTGGGCAATTTAGAACCAGAGGAACTAAAGCTGGGTGTATGGGTAACCAACGGGATAGAGAAGAATAAGGCTATTCACCGTGGTGCTATAACTATACAGGAATATATGTTTAAGCGAGTACTTCCAGATCTACTCTCTAAAGAGTTTCAACTCTATAAGAGTAAAGGACGTTTGGATGATCTCTTTGATGTACACCGCATTCAAGATGAAACACTGGCTATAATAGAGAAAGCAGGGGTATCCATTAAGGGTAATCCAAAACTTTCTACCAACCCTTACTTTGAATTTTTAATTTCTAAAGTATCAGATCAAATGATGCTTAATGCGGCAGAAAACGGCTTATGTACTTCTGTGGAAGCAGACAAAGTAATTAATACTATGGCTAAAAATTTACCCAAAACAAGTTGGGTAACTAATATCCGTAAAATTCAAAAAGATCCTATCATCCGTCAGTTATCCATTGATGGGTTAATTGATGTGATGGAGGCTTATCCTGGGCGAATCCCGCTCGTAAAATCTCTTATCTTAAGTGCACTTAAGCATGGGAATGAAAATGACTGAACAAAACCAAGAAAGTAAAATTACGATTATTGCTATCGTAGTCACACCGACCTATATCACCCTGTATAAGCAGGATGGTACGCGTTACGTGATGCAAGTAAATGACATTCGTGGCCCTGCAATTATTGAGAAGTCTCGTGCGTCATTACTGGCTAAACAACCCGTTGAAGTTGACCTGGCTTACCCTGTCCCTCCTAAAGTTGGCTATAGTGAATATGAGTCACATAGCCGTGGCATTACTAAGTTCTTCCGTCTGGCCCGTAAAAAAGTTATGGAATTCCTTGAGGGGGATACCAAACCAAATACCCCAGAAGTAGTAGAAAGTTTACCTACGCCGGAAGTCCTCGGAAATCTACAAGTGGAGGGGTCTGACCTTGTTCCTAAAGTGGAAAGCAGTGTAGGTATCTCTCAATCTGTTAAACCAGTTGTTATGAGTAACGACGAGAAAATTGCCGAAGCAAGTAAGAAATTAGATGCTTTAGTTAATTCTGGTGTGGGTACTGAAAGTCCTGAATTCCACAAGGATCTGGATGAGAAAAAGGAAACAATCGTAGCCGTTAAAGATGGCAAGATTATTCCTGATATCCAGAAGCTTCACAGTACTTTGAAGGAAGCCTCACGGCTGAAAGACTTCAAAGGCTTTGATGCGTTTATGGACCGCATTATGTCTGTGGTAGATAAACGTCGTCACTCAGTAGAAGACCTACTTAAGTTTATGGAAAAGGGCAATATGCCTATTGCAGATGATGGTTCAATTGTCATCTACAAACGACTAAACAAACAGGGGAATCATTTTGTTGACGTACACTCCGGTAACGTTAAACAAAAGCTGGGTAGCCATGTCTTTATGGCAGAAGAATTGGTAGACCCCAACCGTACTCAGGATTGTTCTAATGGGTTACATGTTGCAACTCAAGACTACATCAGATCTTTCTCAGGTGATGTAACTATTATTGGTAAAGTTGCCCCAGAGGATGTTATTGCTGTTCCCCAGTACAGTGTAACTAAGATGCGTGTATGTGGTTATAAAATTGTACATGTACTCAATTCTGTACACAGAAAATGGGTAAACGGGGGAGGACTTCTGGATAAGTGCGATGCAGAAGGTGCACAGGTATTGAACCGCATTCTTCGTGGTTTGCATACTGAGGTAATCCAGAAGGTTGAAATTACCGGACAGAAAGGGGCAGGACTCAAAATCGAAGACATTGAATCAGGTAGTATTAATGTCCAAGAATTTGAAAACACTGTATTAGAACCTACCAACCAATCACTGGATGTAAAAGGTTTTAATGAGACCAGTCTTACTGGTGATCCTGTTACAGCAGAAGAACTTAAAGGTGTGGCTAAACCAGTCAAACCGAAGAAAGAAGCTGCTACGGTTAAGTCTAAAAAAGCGAAGAAGGCTAAGCAGTCAAGCCCTAAGCTTAAGGAAAAGAAAGTGTCCACTACTCTGACAAGCAGTGAAGAAGCGAAGAAACTCTGGGGCTTCTTTGAAGAAGCTAAAGCATCTGGTAATCGTGCTAACACGAAAGATGCAGCACAAGAGTTGTCACTCTTTAAAACTCGTAAGAAAAAAGGCTGGGAAGCTTTAGGCTTGCCTAAAGATACCGGGGATAAACTTAAGACTTGGTTGTAAGTCTAAGATAAAACCCCTTCCAGTATTAACATAATGACCCCATAATCTAGTTTTAAAGGGGGTCATTATGACTAAACTGAAATGGCGAATTTACCTAACTCTGACTTTTCTAATCTGGGGATTTCTGGGTGGGTATGTGGGAGTAACACGGTATCATGAAGTGGTGTTACCCACAGCAATTGCATTACTGGCTTGGACAGTTTTCCATTTTGGTAATCTGATTATCTGGGCAGTTTTAGATGCTGTGTACCTTGAAAGAGGTAAACGTATCAATGCAATTCGTGCAGAAACCATCCGCTATTTATGGGATGGGGATCTGTCTCACTATCATGAGCTTGACCGGCAAATTGTTAGGCAAGTTATTGATGCCCATCTAGATAATCTTATAGATGGAAAGATACAGAGGCGTAAACCATAGGGCTGGAAACAGCCCTTTTTTAATTGGCAATTTTATGGCGAGAGAGGTCATATATGCGTCACCTTGTATTTGATGGGGGTTCACCCTCCTACGAAGTTGCAGTATTGATTAAACAAAGTGCTTTCTATGAATCTGAAATTCGAAAGCATTATGTAACCCCTCTTTACCGTTCCGGTTACGATCCCAAAAAAGTAGTAGCGTTCACACTTGAGTACCTCCCAAGTGGTAAAGCACCCGCAGGCTTGTGTAAGGCTTACCTAAGTAATCTCTTACCAGCACTCAAGAAAGTGGGGGTTAAGACGATCTACTGTGCCGATTCACATTACTTTAAGTCTCTTACTAAAAGTAAGAAATCCGAAGGTTTTGCTGGTTACCACGTTCCTTGTTCTGTTGAAGGCTTTGAAGATATGACAGTGATTCTGGGGCTTAACTACCAGACACTGCTATACAATCCCAACAACGAAGAGAAGTTAAACCTGACCGTTAATGCTCTCTGTAGCTATCTGGGAGGCACCTTTTCTGAACCAGGCAAGGATGTACTCAAGTGGGCACATTACCCCCAGAGTCACGCAGAGATTCTTAAAGCATTTGAGAAACTGCATACCTTCCCATCCCTTACTTGTGACATAGAGACTTTCAGTCTTGAGTTCATTAAGGCAGGTATTGGTACCATTGCCTTTGCCCCTAACCAAGAAGGGGGTGTTGCATTTGCATGTGATATGCGTGTTACCAATGGGGAGAATGAACGATTCTTTAATGAATGGTTCCGTATTCAGTTACGTGAATTCTTTACCACGTATAAAGGTAATCTTAAATATCATAAAGCTGGCTTTGATATCAAAGTACTTATCTACAACCTTTGGATGAAGGATCCACTGGATTATGTAGGTATGCTCGAAGGCTTGCATATTATGTATCGGGATATGGACTGTACCCGTCTGGTAGCCTATCTATCACTTAATAGTACCGCAGGTAATGAATTAGGGCTGAAAGCCTTGGCTCATGAATTTGCTGGTAACTGGGCAAAAGATGATATTAAAAATATCATGCTGATCCCCTTACCTGAACTGTTGCAGTACAACATTATTGACTGTCTATCTACATGGTATGTGTATGACAAGCACTGGCCTAAAGTGGTTAAAGACTATCAGAAACAGTTGTATGTTGAGATGTTCCTACCAAGCCAGAAAGTAATAACTCAAATTGAATTAGTGGGTATGCCGCTTGATCCGATTGAGTTATATAAAGTGGAAAGTGAGCTATCAAATCTGAGTACCAGTATCACAAGTGTTCTTGCCCAAATGCCAGAAGTGGCTAAGGTAGAACATTCAATGCGTCATGCTGCAATGGTTAAAAAGAATGCAACACTCAAGACTCTTCAACATCCAATTGAAAAGTTCGCAGATATTGTATTCAATCCAAACAGTAATGACCAAGTGGGCCAGCTGCTCTATGAAGTAATGGGATTACCCATTATTGAAAAGACTAAAGCAGGTAACCCATCTACCGATGCTGACACTCTGGAGAAGCTTGAGAACCATGCTACGGATCGTGGCAAAGGTGTACTCAAAGCATTGAACCGTTACAACAAGGTTTCAAAGATACTCTCTTCCTTCATCCCTGCTTTCAAGGCTGGTTTTAATAAAGGTAATGGGCGTATCTATATCCACGGTAGCTTCAACCTTGGAGGGACTCTCTCAGGCCGTCTCAGCTCGTCTGATCCGAATCTCCAGAACATTCCTGCCGGAAGTACCTACGGTAAAATGGTGAAGAAATGCTTCTCTGCACCAGCAGGTTGGTTATTCAGTGGTGCTGACTTCAACGCACTGGAAGACCGTATTAATGCATTGCTTACCCAAGACCCGAATAAGATTAAAGTCTTTACGGATGGTTACGATCCTCACTCAATGCGTACCTATGCCTACTGGCCTGAAAAGTTTCAGCATCTTCCAAATACAGTACAAGGCATAAACCGTATTAAAGATGAGAATGATGCAGAGCGATCTTCAAGTAAGACTATCTCATTTGCTTTACAGTATTTAGGTACATGGGCAACTCTGGTTAAGAACTGTGGTTTCTCCAAAGACGAAGCCATGAAAATTGAAGATAACTTCCATAAACTCTATGCAGTTTCGGGTACATGGGTTAAAGCTAAAATCGATGAAGCCAGTAAGATTGGATATGGTACTGGGGCATTTGGTCTACGCATTCGTACACCATTGCTTCATAAGTGCCAGATGAACTCACGCAGGACTTTGCGTGAAGCTGATGCCGAAGCAAGGTCATTGGGTAACGCAGTGTCAGGACAATCCTACGGCCTTCTGAATAACCGAGCTGCCAATGAATTTATGTCCCGTGTATGGGCCAGTGAGTTCAAGTATAAAATCATGCCAGTAGCTCTGATCCACGATGCAATCTATCTCTTAATCAAAGCTGAACCAGAGGTGATTAAGTTTGCCAATGACAACTTGGTTGAATGTATGGCTTGGAAGGGTCTACCAGAAATTGCTGACCCTCGTGTACCACTACCTGCTGATCTGGATATCTTCTATCCAAACTGGTCACACGGTATAACACTCCCAAATCAAGCAGACGTTGAAACAATCAAGACTACGCTTATTAACGGGGTTAAGAAGTACTATGAGAAATCGCCTAGCAAGTGAAATCCGAGAAGCAAATAAGCTTTACACTGTTCAGGTAAATGGGCAGGTAACCCAGTCACAGGTAACAGAGGACCAGGTATATGAAATACTGGATGACCTCGAAATTGATGATGACTGGATTGTATGGAACTACGGATCTGAAACCTTAGCTCCACTATTTAACTAAGTCCCTTCGGGGACTTTTCTTTGAGTACAAACAATGAAATTACTTTTTGTAGATTGTGATGGTGTAATCAACAGTCAAGTTTGCCGAGAAGCCTTCTTACCAAAATCCCCTTGGATTAATGAGGAATGGTTTAACTGGCACGCAGCATTTAAGAATGAGCTGATTAATAAGAAAATGATTAAGCTTATTAATTCATATGCCAAAGTAGGCTATAAGGTTGCGCTACTAACTAACCGCTCAACCGGTTTGGAAGAAGAAACCATAGCATGGTATATGGAACACGGACTTGAAGTCGTGCCTACAACATTCTTTCGTATGAAGGGAGATAACCGATCATCTTCTGACTATAAACTGGAAATTCTTCGAGCTGCCCGTATGCATACCTATGCTAACCACTTTGATATTGTCTTCATTGACGATGACGGTAAGAACACCAAAGCGGCTACAGATCTTGGTATTCATGTAATCCACTATCCACGCTTTGCAGGTTAACTATGGCAACTATATCAATAGCCCTTTCCCGTCTGGTTTGTGATGGTATTCATCTTAATCTGGAGGATGGTACATCAAGTCTTCCAAGCCAGTTATCATTGAGTAAGCCCTTCACTCCTTTATGGGGTAATCATATCCTCCAAGGTTTTGCAGGTAAAATCACAGGGGATATTGGTATACCTGACCAGACTATCAGGCTGCATCAATACGATGCCTCTGATCGTATTCAACTTGAAAAACTTGTTGCAGAAAGTAGGTTTGGTCTAATTCAATTCAAAAATCTGGAAGTGATAACGTGGGGATCGGTTCTCCATGAAAAACTACTAGGAGAGTTCAAGCGTATCCGGGGTAACTAGTATGGGTATTCCTGTCGAATTATTGATGCAGCATTCGGATATAATTTGTATAGATGGAAGAATAGTAACTTATGTAGGTATTGCAGAAGCAATATACCAGAATAGAGCTAGGCGATTCTTACGGTTTAAAACTTACGATATGGGGCAACAGATATTCAATACCCCATACGTACAGGAGTTGGATCTAGATGAAAAAGGTGAAGTCTTTCTACTCACTTCAAGGCATACGGATACGTTTACTCATCCTTTCAGTGATGCCCCAACAAAATCTAAATTTAACTTTTACCATCTGGTTCCTCTGAGTGAAAGTAGTGTGCTGATGTCAACGCTTGGCGTAAGGTAAAATATAGTCAGATAAGTCTGAGCTGTGTACAATCCATTTATATTAAAAATGGAGCGCGTACAGATGACACCTGATAATGAACCCAGTTATTTTGCACAAGTAGCGGGAGCCATTATTATCAGTTTAACAAGTGGCCTTATCTCAGTTGGTCGAAGACTTCTCAAAGGAACAGGACTGCCTCTACTCTGGGTTGTAACAGAAGTGGGTGCAGCTGTATTGGTTGGTTTCCTTGCTTGGGATACCTATCCAAACCTTCAAGATTCTATGCCACATAGCATCACAAGGTTAATTTTCACCTGTGCATGTGCTCACCTTGGTGGGCGTATCCTGCAACATGCTGAGAATATTATCGAGGCTAAACTGTTATCTGGTAGTAATGTAAACCCTAAGTAAGTTTGGCCCTCTTCGGAGGGCTTTTTAATTGAGGTAAAAATGATCACACCATTCCTTCGATGGGCAGGAGGCAAGCGAAGCCAGTTAGACCAGATACTACCTCTGTTACCAAAGGGTAAACGTTTGGTAGAAACCTTCGTAGGTGCTGGCTCAATCTTCATGAATGCAGGATATACTGATGTTCTGGTAAATGATCTGAACCCAGACTTGATAGGTATATATCAAAATCTAGTGGGTCAGAAAGGCTGGGATTTAATCCTTGCAGCCAAAGACCTACAGAAGTGGGTTAACTCAGAACAACGTTACCTTGAGCTTCGTAGCCAGTTTAATTCAGGTAAGTATAATTCTTTCAGCAAAGCTGTTTTCTTCTTAGTACTAAATCGTACTTGTTTTAATGGCCTAAGTCGTTATAGCAAGAATGGTTTCAATGTGCCTTGGGGACAGAAAGAAATACCATACTTTCCCGAAGAGGAACTTGGTACGTACTTGCAATTAAACATTTGTACTTCAACACTCAGTGCAGATTTTAAATCGGTATTCAAACTGGTGAGAAAGGATGACACAGTATTCTGTGATCCACCTTACGAACCATTACCCGGTAAGAAAGGCTTTACTACATACACAGGAAGTACCTTCACAATGGACCACCAGCGATCGTTGGTAGAATGTTGTTTAGATGCCCAGAAACGTGGAGCTAAAGTTATGATTACCAATAGCTCAGCCCCTGCTCTTATTGATTTATATAAGGCCAGTGGTTTTGAAATTCACCCACTGATTGCACGTAGAAATATCGCAGCCAATGCTGATACCCGACACGATGCAAATGACATTATGGCAATACTTAGATGATTTGGTCACACCCAATGTTTTGTCCAGTTTGTGGACAACACCGGAATAGAAGAGTGCACGGTAAGTGCTCAAGGAAATTACAAAAGCTGAACCAGAAGCCAGAAGTGATAGCTGAGAGAAACGCTACTTTAGAAGGTGAGCGTACTTATAATCGCAGCATTGGGCATCTGGCTTCAAATCATTTATACACCATAAAGAAGTTCAGAAGTGCCAGTGGTGGTAATGACTAAGCAATAAAAAAGCCTCCACTTAGGAGGCTTCTATTTTAATATCTGATATTACATCAGACCGGCAGCTTTAAGCTTCGCAAGCAGGGAGTTAAAGTCTGCAACCAAACCAGCAACGTCAGTAGCGGTGGAGTTGGCCTGAGTAGCAGCTTTCTTAACAATACCGGCAGTAGTAGTGGTAGCTTCACTGACTGCACCCGCAAAATCGCCCTTCTGAATAGCAGCAATGATCGCGTCATTAACGTGAATCATGCCAGCCATTTTCAGATAAAGGAAGTCGCCACCAGCACGGACGATAGCGTCAGTAGTAGGGACATCTTTACCGATAGGATCGGTACCACGTACACCATCTTGTTCGTCTAGGGCATTCAAAGTAATTTTATCAGCCATTTATAGTTAACCTCTTCGTCAATTTAAAAAAGATATGCAAGGTAGTTAGTGTACCTGAATACCTACAGTTTTGCCTACTCGATTACAGGGGTAAGTTCGGGTGCAGCATCCACTAGGATAGTTTGTACAGGCCCAACTAATACCTGAGACAACACCAGTTTAGCCTGATTGTAGACTGATATAATTGAATCAACCAGAGCAGAGAAATAAGCCTTAATGGACTCCCATGACTCGCCCAGCACTTCTGCCGCGACAGCCAGTGTACCCATTACGATTTCTTTCTTCGTTGCACCAGTACCCGATAGGGAACTGAACTGGTCTTCTACTTTAACGACCGCACTTTTAAGGATCGTGAGAAGCTGAACACCATTACTGACAACAGTAACAACTCCAGATGAGATAGAGGAAATACCCCCAAGAATTGCAGAAAGTGAAGCTAAGTTTAGGTTTGACATAGTTTTATCTTCTTTTGGTTTAAAAGTTGTTAGAGCCATAGAATCAGTGATTAATACATTCAATGGTCTGATCGCGAATGGCTGAATTGTAGGTTGTAATACTAATTGATCTGATTGCCCAATTTTTCTGTTCTTGAATATAATTTTTAAGAACAGTGGGATCAACTGATTTATCGCACTCTTCACACTTTGGGTACTCCGTTAAATTCTTGAATTCAAGGGTCTTACCACAGCTATTTGAGGTAGTAGGATTAGAAGAAACCCTTGATAACTCAGTACATGAAGCTGCCATAAGACATAGTGGGATCAGAATAAGCATACGCTTAAGCTGTCGGGTTATTGTTACTTTCAGTTTCACTTTGTTGTTCCTGTGTTACTGGCTTCTCTTGCAAAACCAGTCTGCCAATTAAACCAGAGATACCAGCTAAAGCTGAGATAGTGAGCTTTGCCCATTCAGGTGGTTCATACCCTGTAGGTAGATAATCCCATACAAAAGGTAAAGCTGCTGCAATTACCAGAGCGTGCATTGAGTACCAACGCCACGCCAGTTTCCATTGAGGTATTAAACTCATGCGAGAGTACCACCTTGTTTCTTATACTGGTCAATTAAGTTATCAACTTGATGTTGCTTTTGACCATATGTATTGCCCGGCAAGCTAGCCCAAATGTTAGAGCACTTAGCAATAGCAGAAGCAATGTTACCTGAGTCAATATCATCCAGAGCTTTACGTTCTTTAATCTGCTGGATGGCAATAGCATCCTGTACATCAGGCGTGAAGCCAGTCAAACCAAGAAGTTTGATATAGGGTTGCCAATAGCGATACAACAATTGGTAACGACCTGCTGCCGTAGATTTCAAGGTGGCATTAACTTGAACCAGAATATTAGGATGCTTTGAATAATCCGTGAATATTTTAGGTGAGTTAATGCCATCAACGATTTTGTCATAACCATTGTTCTTGGTGTATTTGCTCGTACTCGTGCCTTCGGCCCAAGCGAGCATACCCAAGAACGCTTTGCGATTTGTATTCATATTACGCTCTCCATTAAAAAGGCTCCCGAAGGAGCCTTATACTTTTACTAAAGTTTAGACTTCAAACCAATCACTTGCATCTAAGTCATCTTGGGAAGGTTCGTAGTTAGAGTACACTTTACCCTCTTTACGAATGATCCCCTGGATTAGAGTAGGTGTTTCCACCATGTTACCCGCATCATCATTACTGATCGAGATGAAAGTAACAGAACCTTTAAATACAGTGAAAGCTGAACCGGGACGTTGAACTGTGCCACTTGTATTTACAATTACTAAAGCATCATTGTAATTCATGAAGGTGCTCTCCAGAAGATATCTTTAGGTTGCTTACCATTAATATCCATTGAGGTAGATTGTGATCCTGCACCCCAGCAAGGACTAGTAGACAACAGGTTCATTAACTTAGCTGCATCCAAACTTACCAATGGTTGAGTAGGTACAAATTCAAACAGTGGATCACCCGTTAAAGTACCAGTCAATGAAGCAACTGCTCCTAAGTTTGCAAGCATAGCCGTAATGTCTGCTGTTGCCCATACTTTAGAGTTAATCAAGCAGTTAACAAACTTCAAAGTTGTAGAATTCAGCCTTCCTGTATCTGAAACCATTGCAGTATTTACTGAGTACAACCAGTAGAACATACAGCTATCAAAGGTAATAGAAGGTACCTGTGATGTAACTGCTGCAAAGGAGTCATGCAGAATGTACTGATAGTTTTCCGCAGTAGTATTGATATGCACAACATTGCGAACAATGTTTCCATATTGATAACCTGTGTAGCGATGGTAAGCACATGAGGTACTTGGATTAACATACGCTTTCTGGTTTCCGTCATTATAGAAAATTGAGTATTCAATGACGTTATTACCAGATCCATTTCTTCGTGTGTAATACCATTCAAACTCAGTGTATACCGTACTATAGTCTGAATAAGCTGCACGAGGTTGCTTATCTGTAGAGATCCACAAGCTACCTGCACCATTGTTATAAGAAACAATGAAACGTGCTACACAACCCCATGACAAACCGTCAAAGTCAATAAACTCAGAGTCAGCCTCAGTAGGTTGCATACCCCCACCTGTTAGACGTTCAAACATGACATTATTACAATGGTATGTCCAGAATGCTGCATCAGGACGAATTGTAGTGCCATCATATCTGTCCCAACGGTAGGAACTGTAAGTGCAACGGAAAGCCCCTGATTGGTCTGCATCAGTGGTGTATGCACTAACAGGACTCTCTATACCAACAAAACAGACAGCACCATTACTCATACCTACAAAGGCAGTTTTACGAACAACAACGCCTCTTGAGTAGTATGTACCCTTGGAGTTATCCGTTTTATCATCAGCAAGATCTACACCCTGTAACTGAACACCACGAGACAAATTACGAAGTTTAGAGTTGAGTAAACCAAACTTATTAACACGGTTGGTATTAGCATCTGCTGCATGAATATAAATAGACTTATTACCGCCTACTAAACCAGAACGGTTATGCGATGGTCCTGTAAGGTTAACATCATCAATCCAGACATTGGAATCAATGGCTTGAGCAGTGTTATTCACAAGAGTGATATCAATATAACTACCACCATTGTTCACAGTAGTTCGATCATTTCTCTCACGTAAATCATAACCTTTGATACGACAGTTGCGTGCATCTGCCATACGAATATGCGTACCAGAGGTAGATTTTTTAAACCAACGTGGTCTACGTCCAGAACCATAAGGCATGATCACAGATTCAGTACTAGTAGGGTTAACCATAGTAGTACCAAAATTAGCATCATCTACTAGCGTAGTATTACGCTTTAAGAAGATGGTACAGGGGTGAGTAATACCCCCTGCGATCAAAGCACTCATAGTACGGAATGGTGCTGCCATAGTACCCAATTCAGGAACACCCGTTGGTGACTTTGGATTAACGTATAAATAATTCATTATGGGTAGCCCTCTTACCAACGTACTTCAAAGTCAGCCCAGGTATACGCAGGAATTGCGATAGGGGCGCTCAAAGATTCAGACAATGATACCGTATTAGGGGTTACTGTGGAATTCACAGTTGCAGTCGTAACCTTAGTACGGATCGAGAAGGTAAATGTTTTTGCGGTTGCATCCACAGCATCAAATACCAAATAGTACGTTGGCTTGATGAAAGTATTACCAGCACTTTGAGAGTTGAATGGGACAGGCTCTTTACTACGGAATGAATTCCAAGTAAGTGTTGCACCTGTAACCGTATAGGTATTATCCGCATTCTGTGTAACAGTCATTGCAGCCAAAGATGCACTTACATCTGTATATGCATGAATGGCACTTCCTGAAACAAATGGAGTCTGTAAGAAGTCTGGTCTGTTAGTTGCAATATTTGTTGCACCTACACGTAATACAGCACTTCCCATAAATGGAACCAAAGTACCATTGTTAAGCATAATGGTATCATTAGAAGTGAAAGGCCATGCTGTTTTAGCATAGACAATACCGGTCGGTTCAGTTGACAGCAAATCAGTATAACGAGTTGTTGCCAGTGTCCAATCCATACTAATGACAGTATCATCACCATTGTTCAAAACTGTACAACTAAACAAACGTGAGTTAGTTGGGAGTTTTAAATACACATCGAATACACCAGTGGGATTACCTTGGGCATCTTTAACTTGGACAATACCCATACTTGGTGTCAATGCAGAAGATTCTACTCTGGCATCGCGACGACCATGATCACAAGTAAATTGAAGCCACTGATTAATAGTTTCTTTAGTAACAGTTTGGCTTTTAGCATTTTGGGCATTCACACTTAAATTGTATGAACGTTGTGCATAAGAACCCCAGTTACCTATTACGATTTTAGCAGTTAAGGATGCGTTGCCTACGTTGGTTGGGTTATTAAAACTTGCAACTTTGTAATAACGAATACCAGGGTTATTAAATAGGAAACCGGCATCAAAAGATTTAGATAATCCATAGCCAATAGAACCTAGTGATGCAATTTCCAATACCTGATTTCGGAAAGGGGTACCATATGCGTACAAGAATGGGTCAAATGTAATTAACCCTTCTTTGTCATAAGTACGTGGATGAACCATAGCAAAACGTGGTCGTTTAGTTACCTCATCGGTAGAACATAACAACTTATATGTCTTGTCTGGATCAGCCTTTCCTGCAACGTTGAAGGATACAAGAACATCTTCATAGGGTCCGCGAAAATAACCGGTACCTTGTGCAGTGGTTCCCATCAACGGTTCACCAGCAGGCATACCATCCACAGAAGAAGCAAAGATTGGTCGGCATAACTGATCTATCAAAACAGTACCAGTATTCTTGGAACCCCCAAATGTGTGTGCTGCAACTGCTTGTAACTCATCTGGGTAAGGGATTACATCGTAACTACCCTTGGTAACAGTCATATCATCTACTGAGATTGCTTCTGATGTTGATGGAGCAGTCTGAGCAGGTGCATAAGCTGCATAAAGTGAATAGACTCCAGTAGAAGTTGTAATGGTACAAACACCATTATCAACAGTCCATGTAGAAGGAATACCGGTAGCATCCCCCCGCCAAAAAACCAGTTGAGATGATGGTTCAAATAAAACTTGGAAGCTATCAATAGCTACCGCAGTAGTCAGATAAGATACCTGAGATTTTTTGATACCCAACAAACGTGCAATAGCTTGTTTGTTAGACTCTTTGGATACCGGCCCTTTAGGCTGGTTAAATGAAGTATTCATATTACCTCTTGTTTTTCTATTAAGTATTCAATGAAGCCAGCTGAGCTTTAATTGCATCCAACTCTGCCTGTACTGATTTACCTGTTGAGGTATTAACAGTATTGGCACCACCCGTACTACTTAAAATCGTAGCAATACCTGTAGCATCATCGGAATTGTAATTATCACACACAGCCACCATTCGTAAACCATCAATGCCAGCATCTTCAATATCATCTGCCGTAATTGCATTGGATAAACGAATAGTTTGGGTAGGCTTATCAAAAGTAAAGTCATACCCAACATCTTGACGGACGCCAGCAATATACAGTGATCGAACACTGAATGTGGAAAATTCTGCTGGTAGTACAACGTTCTGTTCACCTGCTAAACACATATGGTAGAACGGGGCAGTTGTTAGTTTGGCAATTTCAGACTCAAGGGTTTCAGTTAAAGCTTCAACCTGTTCAACGGCTGCATTAATAGTTGCACTTGCATCCGTTACTGAGGTTAAAATTTCTGACGCTGTATTAGCAGAAGTCTGGGCATTTGTAGCTGACGCAGATGCTGCTACAGCTGACGCTTGCGCTGCATCTGCTGATATCCCTGCTTCTTTTGCAGACTCTTTACTGTCTGCTGCAAGGCCATCAAGTTCTACTACTCGACTTGCTAAAGCATCCTGAACTGCTTGATCCAGAACGTTAAATGGTGGGACATGCCCACACGGATTACACCCACATCTTGAGCACATAGACATTCCTTAATTCAAACTGGTTGATTGCCAACAATAGTACCATCAAGATCTGTAGTTGGAGTACCGTTTATGATTCGAAGGTTACCTTGTGTATCTACCCACAATGTATAAGATCCGAGGACTAAACGATTCTGTAACTTCATTACTTGGATTTGGTTAACGGTGGTTGCAATACTTGCAGCCTGTTTAGTTATTGCCGTCTGTGCCTCGGAAACTGCCTGTTGAGCTAAAACAACTTTAGCTACTCCGTCAGTCACTGTACTTGTTGCAGTATTTAAAGCCACTGTAGCTGAACTTGCTGCTTGTGTTGCTGTATCTACAGAAGCCAGAACTCTAACCTTGGCATCTATAATTTGCTGTAACACAGTGTCAATGTACTTATCTGTACTATCCGCAAGAACAACCAGCAAGTCTTGAAGATTAACCACAGTGGTTACATCAGGAACATAAAATAAAAATTTACCTGGCTTGCTCTCTTCATTGTCCTCATCGGTATAAAAAAGAATATAAGGGAAGGGAAGAGGCCAAAGATTAATACGAACATAGCCATTATTATCAGTACGATAAAGAATCTCTTTATCTTCAACCAATCCCACGAAAGCTGAATAGAATCCGGTCTTAACTGGTTTGACGGCAAACTCAGTAAAGGTCATTGGAGTACCATTTGGATTTTTAAGGTACACATCAATGGCCGTTGTATTTTTTAACATGTAAACACCTCACTAATTTGGATAAAACGTATGATATATGTTTTTTCTATCTTGGGGCAGTTCCCTGCCCTTTTATGAAGTAACTAACGAGGAAAAAGTTATGTCACAGCAAATTGCTGAGTATATCGATCACATGGGTGATGATGAACGCGTGGTAAATGTTGCACGTATTTCTTTTGGTACATTGATAAAAGAAAGTACCCCAGAGAAAGATGCAAGCCTTATTCGTTTTCTGGCTAACGGTGTAACCAGTAAAGATCGTGAAAATATTATTAGTGTGTTAGCTCAAGGTTACATGGGTCAAGTTAATAATATTGAGTGTGCAAAAGACTGTGCAGAAATGCTCTATGACGATATCCGTCATCAAGCAGTACATTGGACACCCTTTGCCCATACCGCAATTACAATGCGTATGAAAGCCCCTATTCCTATTCGCACTCAGTGCTTTAAGCATAAGCAAGGTCTGGTAGAGAATGAGGAATCTCGCCGATACATTTCAGCCACGCCTGAAATTTTCATCCCTGAGTTTCGTGAGAAACCAGAAGGAAGTATTAAGCAAGGTAGTGCAGGTATTCATGAATCTAACGAACATTGGAAACATGAGTATAAGATGCAAACTAACTCTGCCGTAGCTTTGTATGAACGCATGATTGCAGATGGCATAGCTCCAGAACAAGCACGTTTGGTCTTGCCACAAGGTGCAATGGTTAACTGGATTTGGACAGGAAATCTTCTAGCCTTTGCTAACTTCTACAACAAACGATCTGACCCTCATGCACAACAAGAAATCCAAGAACTCGCTGGACTGGTCAGAGGACTTGTGGAACCCTTATTCCCTGTAAGTTGGTCAGCACTCACCCGGTCATAGGGTAAATAAATGTTTCCGTGGGAATGGGAGAATGTTGTAAGCTTCCTTTCCCTTTCTTCCATACCTAACCCATCAGGTAACCTATGACCAAACCAAAGTCCCGTATTGAGACTCCTACAGAGTCTTATGTTGAAACATACCCCGCTGCTACCCAAGCTGCTATAAGCCAGATGGCTATATTCTGGCCTGCCGAAGAACTGGGAGTTGAAGAAGACGTATCCGACTTCCACAACAAACTGTCTGTAGGCGAGCGTGAGGGTATCCTGACTCTCCAATCAGTACTAACTCAGTATGAGTTAATGATTGGTGGTGAAGAGATGTGGGGTGGCCGTATTGCTGCTTTATTCCCACGTCCAGAGATTCAGCGTGCTTGTGCTGTTTTCTCAATGGTAGAGTTAAACTCTCATGCCCCATTCTATGACTTGATTAACAAGGCATTAGACTTGGCTACAGACGAGTTCTATACCGAGTGGAAGCGTGATGAAGATCTGTCTAAGCATATTGGATGGATTGGTAAACAAGCTGAAACAGGTGACGCATTGGAAGCGGCTGCTGCACTGGCATTCCTTGAAGGGGTAATGTTGTTCTCCGCATTTGCCTACTTCAAATCCTTTAATACCCGTGGTTTCAATATGATCCCACACTTCGTTAATGGCATTGATGGCTCAGCTAAAGATGAGAACTATCATTCTATTTTCTCTGCTTGGTTATTCCGTACTGCTATGGAAGAACGTATTCAAAACAACACCATGTCTCAAGCTGAGGTTGAAGCAATTCAAACTAAAGTTTGGCGTATGGCAGAAGACGTTTGTAACCATGAGCTGGCAATGATCGAACGTATCTTTTCACACGCACCAGAAACAATTCGTGTCGTGACTAAAGAAGAGATGCAGCACTTTGTACGTGACCGTACCAATATCGTACTGGAACGTCTTGGTGCACCTCGTATGTTTGAGCAAGAGAATGGTGTAATTAGTGGTTGGTTCTACAACTCACTTTCTACCTATAAGTACGTCGATTTCTTCGCCGGTACTGCTCTGCAATATACCCGTGATTGGGCCAAACATAAGCTTGGATTTAATACTGATCTGGCTGCTGAAATTAGCAAACCAGCGAAGAATTTAACCAGCTATCTGAAACCAGAGGTGCTCTAATGTCCTTTAAACCCACTGGCTTAGATAACTCAACCACACTCAAATTTGAATCACTGAGTGCTGAACGCAAACAGCTACAGCAAGATGGCCTTCTACCAGACTGGTATACCACACAGGCATACCAAATGTTCTCTGCCAAGTATCAACATGGTAGTGAAGAGTCTGTGCGTGGACGTCATCAAGCAATTGCCCATACATTGGCTAAACACCTTCCTACAGATAAACAGGCTGAATTTGAACTTAAATTCTTTAACCTAATGTGGAAAGGTATTCTGTCTCCGGCATCCCCTGCACTGGCTAACACAGGAACTTCTCGTGGTATGCCTGTCTCGTGCTCAGGGCAAGTAGTAAATGATAGTATTGATAGCTTTTATTCTGCTCTACGGGAAACTGCAATCCTATCTAAGTATGCTTTTGGTACCTCGGCTGATTTCTCTAACATTCGACCTCGTGGTACACCTATCAGTAAAGGTGGTGTGGCTAATGGTGCAAAAGAAGTTATTGATGACTTCTTTACCTGTACCTCTAAAGTTAGCCAAGGTGGAAACAGACGTGGTTCTGTAGCTGCCTATCTGAATATTGAACATGGAGACTTTTACGAATGTCTCAATGCTTTGAAAACAGATCCGAATGGTAAGAATTATGGTTGGGTCATTAATGATGCTTTTGTTGAAAAACTAAAAGCAGGTGACGATGAAGCGAACCAACGTTTCCGAGATGCCGTACATACTAAAATGTTGACTGGTAAAGGTTATTTATTCTTTATTGATAAAGCTAACCGTCACCGTCCTGTGATGTACAAAGAGCGAGAGCTGTATATTCGTGCAACAAATCTGTGCACTGAAATTATGCTGCATTCAAGCGATGAGTACACTTACAGTTGCATTCTGGCTTCTTTGAACTTAACGCATTGGGATACGATCAAGAATACAGATGCTGTGTATGTAGCAACGATATTCCTTGATTGCCTTTGTTCTGAGTTCATCAAAACCAGTAAAGGTATAGTAGGTTTGGAAAAGGTCCGTGACTTCACTATTAAGGGTCGTGCGATTGGTTTAGGGGTAATGGGCTTTAGCACATACCTACAGGCTAATCGTGTTCCTTATGAATCCTTGGATGCTCAATTCCTAAACAATGAAATCTTCAAACATATCCATGATGAGTCTTTCCGTGCATCAGTTGATATAGCACAGATGCTGGGTGAGCCAGAATGGTGTGAAGGTTTCGGAGTACGTAATACCCATCGAACTGCTTTAGCCCCGACTAAGAGCACTAGCCTACTTATGGGTGGTGTATCTGAATCATGGTTCCCAGATCCAGGAATGGTCTTTGATGCAGGCTCTGCTGCCGGTGATCTCAGACGTATAGTACCTGAGATTTACAAGTTAATGCAGGAACGTGGTGTTTACTCAGAAGCGACTATTCAAGACATTATTGATCATGTGGGTTCAGTCCAACACGTAGATTGGCTAAACGAGCATGAGAAGCTGGTATTTAAAACAGCATTCGAAATGGATCAACATGTCTTACTACGCTATGCAAGCCAGAGACAGAAATGGTTATGCCAAGGTCAGTCTATTAACTTCTTTGTACCTGAGACTGGTTCAGAAGAGTTGATCTCAGACCTTCTTACCAGAGCTGTACTGGACGAGGAAATACTATCCATCTATTACATCTATTCCAGAAGTGGTGTGGTTGTGAAAGACGAATGTATAGCTTGTCAGGCTTAACAAAACTTAGGGTGGCCCTCCGGCCACTCTTTTGACTGAGGTAATTATGGCGTCGGAAGAATTAAAACGGGCAGAATCTGAGTTACGTGCCGCTTATCAGTACTTAAATCAGAGTAGTGCAGAGAAGTCAAAATTCAGATGGTTAACCCGAATTACGTATTTAGAGTCTCGTATTAACAGGCTAAAGGCACAGGAGCCAAAAGAAACTAAAACGTATGCAGAAGCTAAAGCTGAACAATTATTTTCTCAGGAAGGGCGTAAAAACGATTCGTCCAAACTACGTTTTAGTTTGTTGCCCTGGAAGGCAATCCAAAGCGTAGTAGCCGTACTAGAATTCGGTGCAAAGAAATATGCACTCGATAACTGGAAGAAAGTACCCCAAGCGGAGACCCGATATTTTGATGCAGCAATGCGTCATATCTTGGCTTGGCATCAGGGTGAGAAGAAAGATCCAGAAACTGGATTTAATCATCTTTCCCATGCAGTGTGCTGCCTTCTATTCTTAATCTGGTTTGATCAGGAGAAAGAAAATGGCGAAAAGCCAAATAACAAATAAGGCAAAGATACCTTTATCAATGGCTGTATTTTTAGCTGTGGATCATTATGACCATGATCCGGGTACCTTATCTGCCACTGCTTTATTGAAACCTTTACGACAAGCCATATTGTCCAGACGTGTACCACCTGAACTTATGACTGTCGAACTGGCTGACTTGTTATCATCCCGTAATGGTACTGCCATTCATGATGGTATTGAAAGGGCATGGACAGACCACCATAAACAAGCCTTGGAAAAATTAGGGTATAGCCCTGACATAATCCGACGGTTCAAAATTAACCCTGATCCTAAAACTGTCACTGCAACTGACATACCGGTATACATGGAACTCCGTAGTTATAAGGAATTCATGGGTTTCCGTATCTCAGGTAAATTTGACTTCGTAGGTGATGGTGCTCTTGAAGACTTTAAAACTACGTCAACCTTTTCCTTTATGTCTGGTACAAAAGACAAAGACTACGTTTTGCAGGGTTCAATCTATCGCTGGCTTAACCCAAATATCATCACTAAAGATACCATGAGCATTCAGTTTATCTTCACAGACTGGCAAAGTTTCATGGCTAAACAAAACGCTAATTACCCACAGTACAAAACAGCAACTCGTCGCTTTGAACTTTTGAGTTTAGAAGAGACAGAGGCTTATGTACGTAACCGTCTTGAGCAGTACATGAAGTACAAGGATGCAGCTGAATTAGACCTTCCTGAATGTACAGCATCCGAGTTGTGGCGTTCTGATCCAGTGTGGAAATATTATAAAAATCCACAGAAGAAAACTAAAGCAACGAAGAACTTTGACAATGAAAAAGAAGGTGTCGAACGATTCCTTGCTGACGGTTCTGTAGGGGAACTTGTAATGATCCCAGGCCTTGTTAAAGCATGTGCGTACTGCCCTGCTTATCCCGTATGTACCCAGAAGGATCGCTTAATCCTATCCGGTGATTTAGTTAATTAGAGGCTAAAATGATTAGCAAAAAACCAGTAAGTGAAATGAGCTATCACCCCCTATCAGAAGGGTTGGTAGACTTCCTGTGTAGTAAAACACAGAACGAAGAACGTTTGTTCTTCCGAGTTGTATTGGGTTATTACTATGCCCAAATGGCATCTTCAATGCGTGCAGTAATCTCTGGCTTTGATCGCCGTGATTTGCCTATCAATATCTATGCAATGAATCTATCACCATCAGGTACTGGTAAAGGCTATTCAACGAGTTTGATTGAAGACGAAATTGTTAATAAATTTCGTGAGAACTTCTTAGAATATGTCTTCCCAGCTGAGGCTGAGACTCATATGGCTAAGTTAGCCACTCAACGTGCTTCACGTAAACAGAGTGACCCTGACGATGAACTGGAGCGTGTACGTAAAGAGTTTGAAGGCTTGGGTAGTCTACTCTATAGCTTTGACTCAGGTACGTCACCAGCAGTGAAACAGATGCGTCATAAGCTGCTTATGGGTGATGCTGGTGCAGTCAATTTACAGATTGATGAAATCGGTGCAAACCTGATCGGTCAAACTGAAATTCTGGATACCTTCCTTGAGTTGTATGACTTGGGTAAAGTTAAAGAAAAGCTGGTTAAATCCACCACAGAAAACGTTCGACATGAACGATTGAATGGTGCCACACCAACTAACATGCTTCTCTTCGGTACACCTACTAAGTTATTCGATGGTGGTGATACTGAGAAGCGTCTGTTTGATATGTTGGAAATGGGTTATGCACGTCGCTGTATTTTCGGCTTTGTAACCGGTTCAACTAAACGTAAAGACCTGACTGCTGATCAGCTACTTCAGAATATGTTTGATGCTAATGCCAATGCCCACATTGCACAGCTATCAGATCGTCTGGGGAATCTGGCTGATCAAACGCATATGCGTAAGAAAATTCGCATCAGTAAAAATGTCCTACTTAACCTAATCCAGTATCGACTGGATTGCGAGAAGCTCGGTGCTGCATATAATGAGTACGAGACAATCAAAAAAGGTGAAATGGACAACCGCTACTTTAAAGTTTTAAAGTTAGCTGCTGCATATGCTTTCGTAGATGAAGAGTCAGAAATTACACAAGATCTCCTAGAGAATGCTATTAAGCTTGTCGAAGACTCTGGCTCAGCATTTATGAAACTTATGACCCCTGAACGTTCTTACGTTAAGTTGGCTAAGTATCTGGCTGAAAAGAAATCATCTGTAACTTTATCAGATCTGGATGAAGACCTGCCCTACTTCCGTGGTAGTAAGCAAAACCGTGAAGAAATGATTAGCATGGCAATTGCTTACGGGTATAAGAACAACATCATTGTTAAACGTGCCTTCCAAGAAGGTATTCTGTTCTTAACGGGGGAAAGTCTTAAACTTACTAACCTTAACGAGTGTCTGCTTTCATTTAGTCGGGACATGACTACAGGTTACGTGGCAAAACGTGTACCTTTCCAAGACCTGCATAAGTTGGTAAACAGCAAGGATTATCATTGGATTAACCATGAGTTAGCCAATGGTTATCGCAATGAAGATAATGCGATCCCTGGCTTTAATATGCTGGTTCTGGATGTAGATGGTACCTGTCAAATGAGTACAGCGAAGATGTTATTACAGGGCTATAAAGCTTTGTTCTATACAACTAAGCGAAGTACTCCAGAGACTAACCGTTATCGTATCATTCTACCACTCAACTATGAGTTGAAGATGGATGCGAAAGAGTACAAAGAATTCGTCAATAACATCATTGCAAGTTTGCCTTTTGAAGTTGATGAAGAATGTTCACATCGTTGTAAGAAGTGGTTATCTAATCCAGGTACCTACGAATACATTGATGGTGAACTTTTCGATGTACTACCGTATATCCCACGAACCAGTAAAGATGAACAACGTAAGTTGCAGATGGATGATCAGGCTGCAATGGACCGTCTGGAACGTTGGGTTCTCAATAATACGGGTGATGGTAACCGCAATAAAATGCTTCTACGTTATGCCATGATTCTTGTGGATGCTGGTTACAGTGCAGCTGATATTCGACCAATGCTGTATGACACTAACAGTAAGCTTCCCGGTAAACTGTCCAACGATGAAATCGATGGCAGTATCATGATCACTGTAGCGAAGAAAGCTGCTAAATAATGCCCCTCCGGGCATGTTTCTGGGATGCCTCGATCTTGGGGCATCTATAGGAGAGCGTAGTAATGAGCCAAGTCCAAACTGTAAATGACAAGCTCCTACTTATTGTAGGTAAGTCAGCGACGGGTAAATCCCGTGCGTTAAAAAATCTGAAAAATCCGTCTGGTGTTTTGTATCTTAACTGCGAGTCAGGTAAAAAGTTACCTTTCAAATCTGGTTTCAAAGAACACATTATTTCTGACTTTCGTCTGGTAGCTAACGCTTTTATCTGGGCAGAAAAACCTGAGCAGGCGAACATTCATACCATCGTTGTGGATAGCCTTACTTATTGGCTCGACATGGTAGAAAGCCAGTTAGTGCTCACCAGTGCCAATACCCAACAAGCGTGGGGTCAGTTTGCACAGACCTTTAAAAATCTGATGCAGGTTCAGGTAGCAACATCTACTAAGAACGTTATCTTCCTTGCCCATACCAAAGATGAAGTAAACGAAACCGAAATGGTTCGTGAAGTCTTTGTGCCGGTTAAAGGAGCCTTGAAGAACCAAGGTATCGAATCCTATTTCTCCCAAGTAATCTCAACCAAAAAAGTGCAATTGCGTGATTTGGAAGAGTACACGAACCCTTTGTTAACTATCACTGATCGTGAACGTAAGCTGGGGTACAAACACGTATTCCAAACTATGGTCACAGAGAAGACGGTAAATGAGCGTATCCGTGGACCAGAAGATCTGTTCACAGATGCTGAAACCTTCATCGATAATGATGCTCAGTTAGTCCTTGACCGACTGAACCAATATTATGCATGAAGATAGCAAAGGCGGATTTAACGCCCGAAATCGTGGATATGGTACTCAAATATGATCCTATTACTGGAACTCTTACTTGGTGTAGCAAGCATCATAGTAAACGCGTTGTGGTCGGTAGCCGTGCAGGTAATTTGCACAAATCTACAGGCTACCGTGAAGTAACTGTGTTCGGGGTTAAATACCCTGAACATGTTATTTGCTGGTTCCTTTATCATCGTAAATGGCCTGCTGGTCAAATTGACCACGCTAACCATAAGCGAGATGATAATAGGATCTCAAATCTGAATGACCTTACGTTTCTTCAAAACATGCGTAACCGTGCACAGATGAAAAATACTGTATCCGGTATGCAAGGTATTTGGTTTAACAAAAAACGTAATCGTTGGGTAGCTGAAATAACGATGGATGGTAAGAAGGTTTACCAGAAGTCTTTCACCGAACAGTCGAAAGCACTTGAAGCCAGAAGACTAAAATTAATTGAACTGGGCTTCCATGAGAATCATGGTAGCTAACTAAAAGAGAAGAGAGAAAATCATGACCGATTTAAACCCGTTTGGCAAAATGAAATATGACTCAAAAACTGCTGTCGATGCTGACACACTCGGTGGTAGTAAGTTTACCCCTCTGCCAAGCAATGTTTACGATCTGACTGTTAAGTTGCTTTACCTGACCCAATCTGAAAAAGGTGCATGGGCAGTTAATCTCGAAGCAACAACGCCAGATAATAAGACGTATAAAGAAAGCGTCTATATCAGTAATGCTGCTGGTGAAAACGAGTACAAAGATTCAAAAACAGGTGAGATGAAAGTCATGTCATCCTTCCTGACCATGAATGCTTTGTGTTTGCTTACTGATGGTAAGGCTATCAAATCTCAGCGTATGGAAAAGAAAGTTATCAATGTGTACAGCTACAAAGATAAAAAAGATATCCCTACCGAAGTATTGATGTTGGTGGATATTGTAGGCAAACAATTCAAAGCGGGTATCCTGTTACGCGAACAAAATAAGCGTGTTAAAAACCAGGAAAATGTCTACGTAAATACGGCAGACATCGTAAGTGTAAACGTACTGGATAAGGTTTTCCGTTTCCGTGATTCCTGTACTGAAACTGAAATCCGTGCCGGTGCAACCGAAGGCTCATTCATCAAAGACTGGAAAGCTAAGTACGAAGGTCAAGTTGATAACTGGGTTAGAAAAGTACAGGGTTCTTCTGGTGCACCTACGGGGCAGTTTGCTGCTGGAAGTTCTGCAACTTCTGGTGAAGGTTCTGCACCACCAGCTGATAACCCATTCATGTAATGGTACCTTACAGGGTCTTAATGGCCCTGTAGTTTTAACTCTAAACCAGAGGTAGTAATGAGCGACAAAGAAAAGAAACTGGGTGATAAACCTTTAACTATTGACCAGTTAGTACGCTGGGTTAATGTTTGGTATGTGAACATCATGAACAATCTCATGACTGCTCGTCATCTCCCAACTGAGGTTCCACTGACGGTACGTCTTGATCCCAAGGGTGAAATAGAAGTACTGGAAGGTCGTGAACGTGATTGCTTCCTTGCCGGTATTGAATTCGCCATTACTCAAATTGGTGAACTGCCTTTCACGGCAGTTAAGGTAGATGCGGAAAGTGGCAAACCCGTTAATTAACATCGTAGGTTGGGATCCCTCTGGTAGTAACTGGGGGCAAGCCGCAGCAACTTATAACGTTTTAACTGGGGAATTGAAACTCCTTAGTCTCGCGATTGTCTCACCCGAACTGGATGGCTCTAAAGCCGTAAGGCAGAGTAGTAAAGACATACAACGTGCATTAGCCTTAATTGAAGGCGTTGCACCTTGGGCGAAGGTAGCAGATGTTATCTGTGCCGAAGTACCCAGTGGATCTCAAAACTCTCGTGCAGCGTTACTGGCAGGTATCTGTCAGGGGATCCTTGGAGTGTATGTCTCAGGCTCTATCCCTGTTATCCAAGTCAATGCTAATGAAACCAGAACGGTAATCACAGGTAAGCCAAGAGCCACTAAGCGTGAAGCTATTGAGTGGGCTATGGCAAAACATCCTGATGCAAATTGGCCTATGATAACCCAGAAGGGTGAGACACGAGTTATTGAAGGTAAGGCAGAGCATATGGCTGATGCTGTAGCTGCAATTTACGCTTCAATGAAAACAGACAACTTTAAACTTCTGGTTCAAGCCAGAAAAGGAATAATGTAATGATCGTAATCGTTAATAATTTGGAAGTTCGTGACCATCTGGTTGAAGTTATTCGTACCAAACTGAACCTTACCGAAGATACACCGGTATCAGTAAGCTTGGGTTATTTGAATAATGAACTGGTTGCTCAATTCGGTATCGAAGAAGAACCCGATGATCAACTGTTCGATGCAACCGATCTGGTATCTGGTCATACTGATAAACCAGTTACTGAGAAATCCACTGTGGGTACCGCAGCTGTTAAACAGGCTGAGAGCGACGATACTGGAACCAGTAAACGTAAACGTTCTCGTCGCACGAAGGAACAGATCGAAGCAGATAACGCTGCCGCTTCTGATTCCACTGAAAAAGAAGAGGAGGATAAACCTCCTTTTGAAGTGGATAACAATCCTGTTGAAGAAGCCAAACCGATTGAGGTTGTAGAACCAGATCTGGATAGTGCAGACGTGAATGTAAATGATAACCCATTTGCTTCTTTCGAGGATGCCCCAGAACCAGCTACGGATGCTGACAAAGCAGATCCTTTTGCTTTGCAGAACGATGCAGATCCAGCTCAAAACGTAGAAGAAAATCTATTTGGTAATAACGAAGTTGAAGTGACTCAAGTCACAGGAACCAGTAAAGAAGGTTTCTCTGAGCCAGCTATCAATGATAACCCATTCGATAAATTCGACTAAGGATAAACAATGAGAGGATTAATTAGTGGGGTTGTTGGGATGTTACTTGCATTTATTTTAGTTCCCATTTGCTGGTTAATCTTCAAATTTGGATCATTCCTTTTTGTCGTAGTATCTGTGGGTATTCTCATAGGTGCTGTAATTTACGAAGCATTGGAAAAAACAAAGCCCTCTAAATGAGGGCTTTTTATTGGGTATAATTATGCCAGAGCAAAAGTTTGGGCTTAAGGAAGTTTGGCAATGTCCTAATGGGCATTCCTATACAGTGCATGGGATCTCACCAAAGAAAGCCAGTTTAATTATGAACTTGGGCGGTAGTGAAGTACGCAAATCCCGAATTGTACCTCCCGGTTGGAAGCTTGTAAAAAAGCCCTCGTAATTTGAGGGCTTCTTCATTTACATCACTGCACTGACCAACTGGATTGGGAATGGTTGTAGAATTGCTCCCGGCATCTGGAAGATTGAACTCTTCAACGGATTACCTAAGTTCAGCATAAAGAATGGTGATAATGCTGATTCTTGGTTTGTGAAGCGAGCCATAAACACAGCTTGTGCCATTGCAGATCCTGGACGTTCCCCTAACAGATGGAACATTGCACGCTGCACCCTGATACGATATTTGGTAAACATCATCAAACCAGTATCATCAGCAAACTGACGTAAACGGGTAGAAGGAATATCGTAGTTAACGAATGCATCCGAAGCAATTTGGAATGCTGCATCATTATCCAGTTTAGTACGTGCTTTCTCCGTAGCATGTTTGTACAGAACGTACTTAGCCATAAAATCACTAAAGCCAGTAGCATCATGTAAGAACTTATAATGCGGAGTATCTTTAGCAACTGTTGCATATCTGACCAGAGTTTTTACTGGATCAGGAATGGCATTTGTTAAAGGTTTAACTCGTGCTTTCAAACTGGAAGCATAGGTGTAATCACCGGAGTCAGACGAGAGATCCTCAACAATAGTTGGCATTGCTCCACGCTCTATAAACTCTTTTAGTGGGTTACGATTAATCTGATCTTGGACTTGTAAAATCTGTTGATCTAGTACATTGGAATCACCTACACCAGCACGCTGCATTGCCTGATATTTCAGGATAAGGGCCATGTTTTTCCTGTACGAAATCCCAGACTGTAACGCCTCTTTAGACCACTTAACGTTATCCACTGGTGACACACCGTATGCCGTTAAGATTGCTGAGTTGGAAATCTGGTTTCCTACTAAGGTCTTAACGTTTCTAACGACTACAATATCTTTGAACAGGCTCATAAGTTCATGTACACCTCGTTGAGTTTTAACAGTGTAAGCCTTGGCATTGACCCCTAAGATCCCCTCAAGTGTGCTAGTAAGCATTGACTCTACGAAGTTCCTTTGGTCTTGATCCTTATCAAACATCTCACCCAATGAGTACTTACGGAAACCAAAAGTCAGGTTCACTAAGTCATTCCTGATATACATACCATTACCATCTCCCCACTGTTGAGCAGCATGTTGCTTGGAGTCTTGAGGCAGCATTGCCCAAATCTCTCTTCCGCGTTCAGTGGCAGCTTGTGGGCCAATATGCATGTATGCATCCGGGTTTAACTTATAGTTGTTGGAGTAGTCTTCATAGGCTGCATCCAGAACAACTTGGTTTTGTTTTGGTGACTGTTGCTTATCAATAGACTGCCCAGCATACGTTCCAAGCAGGTCAGCAAAGTCATTATTACGATCTAACAACGTGTCACGGTTGGATTGTTCCATTGTGTAACGGAAGTCCATGATGTGACCGGCTGTATCCAGTACAGGAACCATATGGTTTACTTTAACTGTCTCAGGATTAAAGGTTGCATGATTCATCTGGTTAACTTGATCAACAACATTTTTAATGGCTGTTTGTTTAGCCTGTGCTCTTGATACGTCATTGCCAGCTGCATCAGTGTATCCGTTAATTGCATCTGAGCCTTTACGTTGTAAACCAGTAAAGCTCATTGAACCAGACACCATACGTTGATAACCGCTATCTTTGGTGACATACATTACTCTGGTTGTACCTCCAACTACATTTGGATCAGGGTGCACCTCTGATACCTCTTGATAGCCTAAAGCAGCCAGACCTGATTCCACCGCCTCAGCACGGGACATAATCTTCACATCATGGTAAGGATTTGTCACCTCTGGGGTATAACCTTTCTGAATAGATAATGGGTTGGATGAGAATAAGGTAGAGGCAGCATCCGTAGACAGTGCACGATGGGTACCCATCAACATCCCAATACCATTATCCTTGCCACGAGCTAATTCTTTACCCATTACATTGGCAGCTTGGTTTAGATGTTTCTGATCTGAATAATGAATAGCATATAACGAAACCAGCGAATCAATATCTTCAATCTTGTTAGCATCAACCTGTGGATCTGCTTGTAATGGTAATCCTGAGTCACGGGCAATAGCCTCAGCATTCAAAGCCATTGCTGGATGGGTGGCGATGCCTTTTACCATCCAGTAGGCCAGAGCTTTAGCACGAGCTACTTTAACATCCCCATTTGGCAGAGTCATTACTTGCTTCTGCATATCAGCCATTGCTTTTTGACGAGCTGGTGCATCAGTCAAGAACTGGTGAATGTCTGTAAAGCTATAGTTGTTTAGTAAGCTATGGGCATCAGTACGTAAGAGACTATAAGTTAAAGATGTACGATCATCTTGAGTAAGGTCTTTACCTTTATTCTCAAACATCTCATTTATAGTGGATGTAACACTACCAGCGAAACGTTGACGTTGTTGCTCAATATTACCTGTAAGACGGTTCAACCGTTCAGCAGCACTGCGTACTTTGCTTGGTACAGTGGATTCATTCAGGATAGACATGATCTCACCGTTAGCTTTACTTGGATAAACGGTATCTCTCATATTCTGGATTACGTTTGTTAACTGGTTCATCTTACCTTCGCCAGCTAATTTGCTAATACCAGCCAATGCACGAACAGGGGTAATTGAGGAATCAGCGATACCTTTGGCATTACCAAATTTAGCAGCAGCAGCTTTTAAACCATCTGAAATTTTATCAGCACCATGCTGAATTGATTCCAAGGTAGCCCCTAATTTATCTGTAGACTTATCACGATTTTTTAAATCAATTTCAGTCATTTGGCGAATCAGGATAGGTAACTTAGTATCAATATTTTCACCTACATTGGTATTAGAGAGACGACCTGATACCCAATCCACAGCATGGTTAAAGTACCCTGCAACCTTCTCAAAATTGCTGTAGTCATGTTTGCCTTTAGTGACTGCATCATTAGCAGGGAACTTAAGCATATTACTTGTCTGCTCATGACCCAGGCCCATAGCTGCAAAGTGAGCCAGATAATTATTAAGATCCGCCGGGCCAACATCCTTAATAGTGAACAGGTGATCCCATTGTTTCTGTGCTAAAGCTTTTTCAGTCGCAGTTGCATTAGCTACTGAACCAGTTAAGAAATCTTCTGGTTTAATATTCTTACGTGCTGCTTCCCATGCCTTACGTAATTCACGCCCCTCAGCAGTACCAAAGGCTGAGTTAAGTGTGTGTCCTACAGTTGTCTCAATTGCCTCAATTGCAAAGGCTTCTTGATCTGACATTCTGAACCCTGCACCTAAAGCTTTGGTTGTGAAGGGAGCTTTACCAGTAGTAAGAGCTTCCCCCCAAACTTGGCCCGGTGTGTAGTTAGTTGAGCTGTCCCCTGTGATTTGAGAACCACCGATCACAGAGTAGAGCTTATCTGATACATCCTGCATCAGTCCGCCGATACGTGCCTTAAATTGAGGTGAGTTATGTGACCCATTAGTTGAGCTGCCGAGTGAATCGAAAAGTTCCTTATGGGTATACTTACCTACCTGATTTGCAGCATTAGCCATTTGCAGACTGGCTCCATCAAAGTATGGAGTTGTATTGGCTTGAGCCAGTACACTTGCAGAATCCATCAGTAAAGCTTCTAAACCAGTAATGGTTTTGCCGTTAGTCTTAATCCCCAAAAATCCATGTAGTGCATTCAGAACATTAGTAACGAAATTACGCAAGCCTGTAGGCAAGATTGATAGATTCCTGTTACCCATTGGTAAACCAGTCATTTGCGATAGATAGTGTTGGAATTCGGGATTAGTAAGTCCCCATGACACCAATTCATCTACATTAGCAATTGCATGGCTAAACTGGTTTTGGGTATCAGTTGAGTCCATCTTTAACTTGTCTTGAACATGGCCTAGCAGAGTTTCTAGATTACTAAGTGCCTCAGTTGCCTGTGGATATTTTTTAGGATCTTGACGAGCTGCATCCAATACGTGTGCTGTAGCTGCATGAAGTGCCTCATGAAGTACCACTTCTGGAGTAACACCCTCAGTGCGAATGTTGATCTGCCCACCAGTTTTGGTAGGCATAAACCAAGCACGAGAGTTTCCATTTTGTGGTGCATCCAATACCGCAGAGTCATTGGAAAACTCATTGAGTAAGTTAACCTTTAGATCCTTCGGTACGATTTGCTGAATGACACTTGTTAATTCCTTAGCCATTACTGTAGAGGGCTTATTGCCCTCCGGTAGGTGGGAAGAAACCAGTGTCATTAAATCACCGATGGTTGTGGTTCCTGCCTCATTGGCACTCAACACCTGAGATAACGTTTTACGTACTTTGCCCTCTGGCATAGCTGTTACGTTACTCGGTGCAGCCTCAGCCTTTGGGGACAGTACTTGAGATCCTTTCACAGATTCACGAGCCGCAGCCAAGCGATCCTGATAGCTCGCTCTTAAAGCAGCATGACGTTTACCCAAGTCATTCAAGTCTTTTTGTGGGACATGGTAAGTACCACCCTCAAAACCGTACTGACCATACTTGGTAAGTTGCTGCATGAGTTTCAACTTAGATGCGTCAGTAATCATGGCAAACTTAGACACTGCTTCCATTACCTGTGCAGGACGTGTTGAAGGGTGTAAACCTAATCCACGAGCTAAATCACTCATAGCAGATTTAATCTTCTTAGAGTCATCAGCAGTAAGTTCACGAGCATTAGCTGAATCAGCAACACCTTTCACAGTACGCACTAAAGCATTCTCAAATGCTTCACCTACGTTGTAGTCACGTACAGCTTCAAACAGGGACTTGTTCTGTAATTGAGCACCCTGTACCACATGCTGAATAGACATTCCGTTAGAGTCATGGAAGTTATACGCAGGCAAGTTGGCTGATACCTTGGTTGCCACGTTAGCATCAGTGCCTTGTACCACCATTGCAGACATTGAAACACCTGGGTCAGTTCGGCCAGCAGTTGAAGGGTAAGCCTCAAAATTGGTACGAGAACCACCTTTAGCAAATTCAACTTTAACTTCATTACGTGAAGCTACATCACCATAAGTTTTCCCAGACTTAGCAGCCATGTAACCTGAATCGCCTGGGTTAGAAGACATAGCACCCATAGAAGATTCAATAACAGGTTGGTAGCTTTGTTGTGCTTTATCAAGGTTACGGATCTGCTCTACTGTCAAACCAGATATAGGATTACCGGCAGCAGTAGTTGGGATGCTTCCATCTTTTACAGCAGCATTTAATGCCAATTGAGCTTTACGGTTATTCAGTACTTCTGAAAGTGTAAAGGCAGCTTTAGCAATTACAGTCATTTTACTGCGTGTATCCTGATACTCAGGGAACATGTTATTTAGCGCACGAACAGACGCTTCACCACGAGTTTGAGACTCAGCCTCATAGAGAGCTGATAGAGTCTTACGTGGAATATCAAAGTTCTGTAATGCCTCTAAATCACTTGGGATAGTGAATGTGGTATCCCCTGTGGCACGTCGAACATTACCCATAAACTTCTTAGCAATCTCAGATGCACCAGCTTTATCACCCTGACCTAAGCGATTGGCAATATTAGAGATAGTTTTGTACATTGCAGTTTCAGTCTCTTCCGCAGTAGCTGTACGTACTGAATTCTCACCTGCACCATAGTTAGTTTTCGTTACAACTGGTTTAGCACCGGAACGATTACCAAAAGATGGGTTAAGGTTATTAAGAGCATTCATTACCGGTACAAGGTTAGGGGACTCAGCAAGAACACCCTGGAGGGATTCTTTCTGGGCATTACCAAACGTTTCGTACAGGTCACCTTTCTGTGCATTACGATAATCGATCATATCGTTATATGGTGCATCAGCAGTGTACATACCACCTTTAGCCAGTAACTCTGTATCACCGGTACCAAAGAGTAATTGGGTAATCATTGGGCCATTTGTAATACCATCAGATTCACCACCGATCGACAAAGTAGCTTTACCACCCTTATCGATTAGAGAGAGTGAATGTAATGCTGAAAGTGATTGTGGCCCCATACCAAACTCAGACACAGCAGTCTCAATAGCATCCATATCAGTACGAGAAGGGGTACCTTCTACTAGTGCATTCATACCCTGAATAGCACGCTGAACATGGGGTTGCTGTACATACTGGTCAAAGTACGGCAGATAGGTACTCATATTAACTTTGTCGATAGTTGGTAGTTTGCTACGACCCCCAAGATCTACATAGTTACCAAATGGAACCTCTTCCATACCTTGGGCAATTACAGCCTTAGCTAAACCCAGACGAGTTGGGGAGCCATCAGTATTAAAGTTACCTTCTGTGGTATCCACTACAGTATCAAAGGCACGTAAACCAGAAAGGATACGATGCACTTTGTTAGCCTGTGGATTCATTGTGTTAGCAGCGATACCAACACGTTGGTTAGACCACATTGCAGTAGGCAGGTAGAAGTTCTGTAGACGACCATTAACATCAGGAGTCAGTCTAGAGATGAAACCCATTGCATCTTCAACACTGGTTTCTAATTGCTTATTCTTGGCTTCCTGAGACTTTTTAATGCTCTTGTGTGCATAAGCCAAGTCACCAGAATTTAAGTCTTTCATACCCAGAATACGCATGAATTGACCAGCATAGTTAGAAGCCAAAGCATTCTGGAATGCTTTATGGATAGGCTCGTTTATACCATTAGCCTGACGATCCATCTTGTTAAGACGGTCTTTAGCCTCAGAAGGGATCTCCTGATTAAAATCACCAAAGGTATTTGTACGATGCTCTTTAGGTGCAACCAAACTAGGGTCAGTCTTGTTCGGTTCAAAACTGAACAGTTTAGAGAGTAAACCTTCGGTACCTTTAGATAGTGCTGGAATAGCCGCTACCTCAGCACTTGGTTTTAATAAACCAGTCTCAGGATTTACTTCTGATTTAAAGCGAACGTAGGACACTGGAGCAGTTGACGCACCGGCAGAGCTTGTAGGCTTAGCTGAGAGAATTCCACGTAACTCAGTCTGTAGAGCACGATCTACTTTAGCTGGATTAGGTAAGGTGTCTCTACTTGCTGGAAGGTTACCATTGTTTGCTTTGGCTTCATCAATGAAGTTACGAACATAGGTATTCGCATCAACATTTGAGTTAGTAAGGCCAAACAATTCAGCTTTGCTAATTGTGGTACGTTCCATCAAACCTGCATCTTCCATAGCACGGAGAGTATAAGCCCCCAGAGCAACTTGGAGTTTGTTAGCCTGGTTAGGATCTACTTTATTATCAGCCAGTTTGAAGCCAAGCATTTGATAGGCTTTACGGCCAATATCTTGTGCAAGAGCCTGTGCATTATCACCAGCATCTGACAAACGGTTGTACAGGGAAGTAGGTACAGAAGCTTCATCCTGAATACCAAACTGTGCAGCGAACTGTTTACGTGATTTGTACATTGAGCCAGAAGCATTTTCAGCGATGTGACTAAACGCAGCAGCAGCAATAGCAGTCTTAACATTCTCGTCAAGGTCAGTTTTGCCGTTGTTATCAGTCATCATAAACTGCATCAGATCTTGATACTTAAAGTCTGCATAGTTGTTACCACGTTGAGTGGTTACATCCTGTTTAGCTTTTAGTGACGCCTCAATAAGAGGACGTAACTTATCATTGAAGGTATTGAAACCCTTCAATAAGTCTACCTGAGCTTTAGAGGCTGCATGACCTTTGTGTACAAGACTGGCAAGCATCCGGTTAATATCAGTAAATTGACCGGATGCAAGAGCAGGCTTGAGCATAGAAGATGCAAAGTCTTTAACCATAACTAGTGGGTTAGGGGAACCTTTACGCACAGCCTGTACAAAGTTAGATACCAATAGGTTCTGCTTAGTAGCTGGTTTTGCACGTTCAGCGTCACGACCTTCATTAGAAGCCAGTGTTGAAATCTGTCCTTCTGGTTTAGGAGAAAGTTCAACCTTGGAAGCAATGAGAGGATTAGAGTCCAGTGTATCTTCGGCAGTTAATACAGAAGGTTCAGCGGAGTCATTATTCTCTTCATTGGTAACAGTTTCATTCTGTGTGTTCTTGGATTCCTGCTTAACAGCTTCATCTACTGTCTGGGTAGCCTGTTTAGTAGGGTTAAGATTATCCACCACATTACGGTTAGGACGATCGATATTCTGGGTCATACGTTCAGCAGCATCAGAACGACGAGTTAATTCTGAATCCAGACGGTTAAAGTTGTCACGTATAGTTGGATTGTTATTATCCATTGCAGCTTCTTGCATAGTAGCTAGATGCTTCTGTACGGTAGGTTCATCCATTGCACGGATCTCTGAATTAGAGATTGGACGTGTTGGATTAATTACAGGAGCATCAGCTTGTGCCTGCACTACTGCATCCTCCGGCTTCGCCTGTGGATTTGTAGTTTCTGCACTCGCTTCCGCTTGTGGGTTATAGATTCTTTGAGCATCAGCATCAGTCATATTGGATACTTGGTCAGGGGTGAAACCAAGATTAGACAAGTCAGCCGTTGTGCGAGGGGAAGACGACTGCGTAGCGTTAGCGGTAGCAGTAGGCTGAGCCGATGCATCAACGTTCTGCATAGCTTCCATAGCCTTACGAGTAGCTGTAATTGCTTGGGCTTCTTTAGCTACACGATCAATGAGACCTAAACCACCATTAGATTTATTAGAGTTGAGATGCACATCGATAGAACTAGCAGCCTTAACTTTCTTATCTGGATTGACATTCCAGTTACCCGATTCGTCTTTGTATACCTGAACAGTTTTACCCTTCTGACCTTTAACAGCATCAAAAGCTTCACGTAAAGCATCTGCTTTCTGTACATGACTTTGTTCGAAGTTAGTCATCGCAGTGGATAGCTGGTCTTGACGCTTAGTATTATTAGTCCTTACCGCAGTAGCAAAGTTTGTTAGGTAATCAGGTAAGGAAAGGTCAGCACCATTAGAATCTTTAATGATACTTCTGGTAACACCTTTCTGATCCTTAATTTCGCTAACAGCTTCACGAGCATCAGCAACTGAACGAACCACATTAACTTGGCTTTCATTCATATTAGCTGGCGGGTTATCTGCAATAGTACGCAACTGTTCTGGGCTGTACTTCATTGGGTATGAAGTTACATCACGAGCAGCTGTAGTTTGCTGAGCAGGAGTAGTGGCCTCTTCTGGTTGGGTAAGAGTATCCACATTCTCAGTTTTAGTTTGAGCATCTGTTTTAGCCTGACCAGATACACGGTCAAAACGTTCCAGTTCTGGTTGTACCTGTTCTAGAGCTTGAGTGTACTGGTCTGATAAGGTATTCAGAGCTTCTACTGGAGGCATCTGTGAAATCTTATCTTGGGCAGCAGCTAATTCAGCTTTAGCAGATTGCACATCAGACACATTCTTTAACTTAGCTTCTGGATCAGAAAGAGTACTGGCTTCATCTTGAAGTTGTGTAAGTTTATTTTGTGCATCATCAACAACACCTTGTGCTTCAACATGAGCATCTTGGTACTGTTTAATAATTGGCAGGGTTTGCTGCAAGTTACCTACATAATCTACTACAGCATCTGTAGCAGCTTTATGATCATCAGCTGTAGCTTCTGGGTTACGGAATACATCAGCTTGTTTTCTAACAGCAGCAGCAGGATTATATGAGTCACTTTGTGGATTAGTTAAATCCTCGAATGAATTTGTCTGAGCTGTCTGGCTTAACTTAGCTGAATCCGAATTGGCCGCATTAACTTTATTGGCAGCAGCATCTCTTGCAGCTACTGCACCTTGACGTGCAATACCTGGGGCAGAGAATCCAGCAGCAGTCGCAGCACCTTGAGCAAAGGCAAGGGCATTACCTTGGCTATCCCAATCAGTTTTACCTTTGGCATATTGTTGCTCAATCTGGTTTTGAGCACCTGAAACCAGACCTTCTGTAATAGCATTCGTTGCAACGTGTTCAGCTGCATTAAGCACTGGTGCAGTAGCGGTTGCTGCAATACGGCCAGCTGGGGTAGAAGCAGCAGCCTGAGCAAGACGGGAGGCAGCACGGGAGGCACCAGTATCAGCAAGTGCATTAGTCACAGGACTTAGTGCTGAACGTCCTACAGAGCGTCCTACTAAGCCTAAACGGTTAATACCTGCCTCAGCAAAGTTTAAACCTGCATCTACAGTACCCAGAGCTAAACCTGTTGCAACATTAGCAGCAGAAGGTAAAACAGAACCATCATTCTTCTGTAGGTTACGCGTGGCTTGTTGAGCTACATCTAAACCATACAAACCAGATGATGCAATCATTCCAGGAATGCCACCCACCATATACGGTACAGACTCAGCCATACCCTGTGCTACTGCAAGGGGGTTCGACAGATAGGCAGCAGACATTGAAGCCAGTTTTGAAATACCTGTCTTACCTTTACCTGCTTCTTCTGCTTCCTTTGAAGCACGATCTACAAAGAGAGGATTAGCAATATTTGCAGGGGCAGCTTCACCTTCACCTGGGTTACCTGCCAATTTAGATAATGCAGCACCTACAGTAGTTTGACCTAATCCACCTTGAGCCATGTAGTTAAATGGACGAATAGTACGGCCTAACGTAGCTTGGTCAGCTTCTGAAATCTGAGGGGTTGCAGCAGCTTGTATAGCTTGAGCTTGAGCCTGATCATCATAAGCACCCGGTTGACCTTCAAATGCAGCCATACCTTTTAAAGCAGTAGCATTCTGTAAGTTAGCCTGCACACTTGCATTACGGTCTTGTGACCGTTGGAATGCATCGGCATCTGATTGAGGTACCAATGCATCTGAAATTAGGTTACGTGTGAAATTACCTGCATTGCCCGCAGATACGTTTAATTTATTTATACCATCAGCAACACCCTGTGCAATGTTAGCCAGACGTGATGGATAGCGAGTCCACGGATCAGCAGATTCGAGATTTGCATTTTGCAGATAACCTGTTCCACCAGCTTTTTCAAAATCAGAAACAGCTGTAGCACGTTGAGCTTTCTGATCCTGAATTCGTAAGATTTCACCATCAAGAGTAGGAAAGTTTCCAGTTGCTGCAAAATTGGAAGTAATACGGTCTACTGCACTCTCAACATCAGCCTGTTTAGCAGAAGAAGGAACAGCCTGACTAGCAGGCTGTTGTTGGGCTGGCATTGAGGCAAACGCTGTACCGTTAAGGTATTGACTTAAACGAGTGTCTGCCATTTGTTATCCTTTATTATCTTAGGTATTGGAGTAGTAAACTCTGCCTCTTCTGAGCCTCCGCTTGCTGGGCTTCTAGCAGGTTTTGCATGGACTGTAGTGTAACCGTATTCTGCTGGTTTTTACCATGCTGATTTAATGCTGAATTCATTGCATCCATCGCAGCACTTTCAGGGTTAGTCGAACCAAACATATTGGATATACCTGAATTCTGTTTATAAGATTCCAGTCCAATATCTAAAAGGTTCTTCTGTAGTGCTGGTGGAAGGTCAGTAAATCCAGGGAGTTTACCTGCTAAGTCTTTGACTCTAGACCCATACTTACCTGACCAACTATCATTAGAAGTTGTCCATGTATCCAGATTATTTTTACCGGCAGTAGACACATCATCTTGCGAAGTATTCTGTGAATTCAAAGTAGATGCATTCTGAATAGCATCTTTTTGTCCTGCACCGGATAATTTAGTTGCAGTACCCGGCATACCCCCTGACACAGAAAGAGGAGATCCTGCCCCAGCACCTCCACCTTGGGTAGGTTGCCCTCCAACTCCTGGAGGTAAACCCCCACCCAAAATATACTGTAAGGCAGATTGTTTATCTTCTCTACCTTGTTGGTACTGTTGTTGTTGCATCTTGAGTCGTTGGCGTTCCATAGCCAAACTTGCAGCCTGATTAGAACCAGACTGTGCAAGTTGCTGTTGCTGTATTGCCAGTTGTTGCTGTCTGGCTTGAGCATCCAAACCCATCCCAATTACTTTAGAGGGATCATGCATGTTCTGTGCAATCTGTGATGCACCTGCAAGATCACCTTTAGCAATTAATGAGTATGCCTGCCCTGCCAGATTTTGGTCATCTAACTGATTTTGCTGATTAGTTAAACCTAACTGGTTTGATGCTCTACTTAGTAAGGTATCAGGCATTGTAGCTGCTGCACGGTTAACAGCATCAGCATCAACGTCACCTTTATAACCTTGTAACATGCTGGATACTTGTTGCTGTCGTTGTGCTAAATCTCCCTGATTCTGTGCACCAAGTAGAGTGCCTACAGCACTGGCAGTATTTTGCTTAATTGCATCATTTCTTAATCCAGTAACCAAATCACCAAAGTTACCCAAACCGCCCAGAATCTGTTGCTGGGCAGCTTGAAGAAGGCGGTTAGATCCACTGTAATCAACGGGTGCAATCATCTGTGGACGGATAGTAGCCATTAAGAGATTCCATATTTTTTCATGTAGGAGTCAACTGACTCGTAGGCATTAGGATTACTTGCCACACGAGCTGCTTGTCGATCAGATAGGGAAGCATTAGTAGACTTCACATTAGCATTCCACTGGGTATTAAAATTGTTCTGTGCCTGTGCTGCTTGTCTTTTGGCTAGACCCATATTCTGGAAACCAAGATAGCCATTAGCTAATCCAGTCAAACCACCAATACCCAACTGACCCAATTGAAGGGTAGATAAATCACCAATACCAGAAGCGGAATTACCAAAGTTAGTTAGAGAACTACCAAAGGTACCTAGGGAATTTCCTGCACCTTGAGTTCCATTTGACCCGCCTAAAATAGAACTGGGATCAAATCCACCAGAACCTTGGGAACCAAAACCTAAACCTGACAAACCATTTTGGTAGCCACCATATCCCTGATTATTCAGGGTATCAAACATACTCATACTGCCTCCTAGATATTGTATAGGTCTTCGTTTAGATCAAACGGTCTTTCGTTATTTTGCTGCATTTGCTGGAAAATTGATACTGGCGTTGGTAAGGACAAACTCATTGCGTAGTACACATCAGCAATAGGTAAAGCTATTAGACCTGGATTAGTATTCAGAGAACGAGAATAGTAATCTTCCGGTGTCTCACCCAAATAAGAAAAACCAGAACTAGCTGATAAGAAGACAGAATCTGGGATACCACTCGAAGGATTCTGTAAGAGATCCTGTGCGGATTTAAGTTCTTCATTCTTATCTGCCATTTCATCTTGGATATCTTTAAGGTCTTTTTGCACCTGTATCATCTGTCCTTGCTGGGCAGATTGTTGAACTTTAAAGGCAACATTTGTAGCACTCATTAGTTGCTGTGCCGTTAAACTAAAAGCACCGGTGGTTCCAGATACAGCAACGTAACCTGTATACACAGCTGCGGCTACAGCAATTACAAGAGCTAGCACAGCAAACCACCCACCCAACTTACTAAAGATATACTTAGAAGCCAGAGAGAATGCAATCTGCATACCAACTGCTGTAGCTACTGCGGTTAAGGCTGCTACAAGGGTTAGAGATGCCCCGCCTGTCCACCAAGAAGCAACTACAGCAATTGCTGTGACCACAATTTTGAATGGGCCAGTTTGATACCATTTGGTTTTTACTGTGTATTCTGTAGTAATTGCAATATGTAGAGATCTTGCATAAAGCTGTTCACGTTCTTTAGGGCTAAAACTATTTCTAAATGCATAGTCCAAAGGAACCATAAGACTTTCTTCGGTTGTTCTTGCTCCTTGCCAATTACCCCCAATAGATACAGATGATCCTAGACCCCAAACACGAACTTCCTCGTACTGGGTATCTGAGATTTGAAATCTAAAGTAGTGGTGGGCTTTACCTTCTGCACTATCACCCATGTAACCAGACTGATATGCGCCTTCGGTAAGTACACCATCTACAGTTTTTAATCCCATTGCATCGAAGAAAAGTTTAGTAGACAGAGCCGCATCTGTTGCAATTATTCCAGTACCTGTATGTGCATTCCACAGCTCAGCTTCACTGCCTGGTTTTGGTGGAGGATCTACAGGTTTGTATAGGTTATATAAAAGCTTAAAGTACTCGTATAAATAACGTTGCTCAATAGGAACGGTAGTATTTGCAGGGACACACATAGTAATAAAAATATCCCTTACTTTATCTAAAGAACCTATCGCATCATGTAAACTATCAACCATACTCTCCCACTGAATACCTAGTTTATTCCCCAGTTTTCTCGAAGATTTATAAGCATCAGTATCCTTGTACTTATCTTGGTTTAAACGATTACCATCCAAACGTGCATAAATTCTAGGGAAGTATGAGCCAGCATCCGCAACTTGGGTAGGTACAATTCCATCTAAGCTAGGGTAGATTCCTGAACCGTATTCATAGGTAAAATAACCAGTATGAATTTTACCTCCAGCATCAGTGTACTGATAACAAACCTGATAAAAGTCTGGATCATTTCCTTCTGGTTCACCACTTGGATCTAAGGGTGCATCCGGATCGTAATTACCCATATCGTCATCATCAAGTACCGTACCTGTGTCCACATTAGTAGGGGCAACAAAATCGTACTTACCTGTAGTAATTGTGGTTGTAGCGATCACATCCAGTACAGTTACATTAATGGAAGTATCACGTTTAACTTGAGTAACGACCTCAGTAATAACACCATTTGGGTCAGTACTTTCATTAGTTTTATCTGGATCAGAGTCTGTACTATTTGTGGTATTTGTAGAGACTTGGGAAACATCCACAATATTTTCAGGTATTGTTATACCTCCTAGATCAGTAGTTGTTTTTGTATCACTACTTGAAGTCTGGGAAGTTGTTTCATCGTATTCTCCTGAGCCATCATTCTTAGGGGTTTTAACTGTAGTAATTACAGTTGTTGTAGTAACGATCTGCGTTATAGTTTGTGTACCCCTAAAAGTATAACCAATCAAAACAAAGTTATTAGTTACAGATTTATCCTCTACATATGGGGTATCTGGTCTACTGTAATCTTGTGTTCTTTTCTGTGTTTGTCCCCCTTGCGGTGGTAACCCATATTGAGAAGTAACATCAGATACTGCCCACTGTAAGGTAGAGGATGCAAAATGAGTCTGCATATCGTATAGATAACAAGTAGCCCCCACGGCACCAGTTAATGCTGTGAGTTCATTAGATGTGGGATTATACCCGTAAGTTGATACACCGGTTTGCCATGCACCATGTCTGTAATTTATAGTCCCAAAACGACTATAAATAATATTTAAGTTAGCTTGGCCTGAAACTTGCTTAAGAACTGTAGATAGTTGTTCTGAACCAGTGAAATCAGATTCATTAATTTCAGCAGCAACAGGTACACCATAGTAATATTTACCCGGTTTCTTAGCCCAGCGATAGATAGCATTATAGGACTTGTCCAAACTTTTCTGACCATACTCCATCATTAAGTCTGTCATGCTTTCTGTGTTTGTAGGATCAAGGATATATTTCATAATTGCTTGACCTATAACATCAGGCAAATATGCATCGTCAATCATACGAGCAAAAGATACATCACGGTATGTCTTACTCTTACCACCAAATAAACCCATTAATACTCTCCAATAAAAAAGGGTGCCGAAGCACCCTGTATACTACATTACTTTTATGTAGGTGTAAGAATAATACCAACACCACTAGCCATAGTTTGAATGGCTTTACCGACTGTAGCATCGTCCAACAAGTTGGTAGAGTTAGCTGAGGTATCTTCATCAGTCTGTCTTCGAACGTTCCAACTGTTAGACATGATCTGTGCAAATTGCTGTTCTGCATTTCGCTTATACCCATCTTTCTGGGCATTCATAAGGTCAACTTGAACACCAACAACAGAACCATTACCAATTACTGTGGCATCAGTCTGAGCTTTCTCAGTTACTACTTTCTGAGCATAGTACTGAGTCTGTGCCTTAGCTTGGTTTACCTGTTCAGACAACAGATCCAGTTGTTTAGTCTGGTTTAGGATTTGTGCTGCAAGCAAGTCATTCTGCTTATTAGCATTCTCCAATTGTGCTGGGTACAGGAAGTCAATTTGATACTGTTTCAGATCCGTATCTTTAATCACATTATCAGTTTGGGCTTTAGCCTGAGCCAGTTGGGCAGGATATAGATTATCCAACTGATATTGCTTCATTTCTGTTTCTTTGACTACGCCTTCGGTTTGAGCCAGAGTATTTGCAGTACCTGCTTTGAGTTGTTCAATCTCAAGTGGTGTTTTCTGCATCTGATCATGGATCTGGTCAATCTGAGCCTGTGCCAGTTCATTTTGAAGCTCAAGACCTTTGAGTTCTAATGCCTGACGTTCTTTGGATAAAAGGAATTGTGTTGCCTCAGAAAGCACAGCTTGGAACATACCCAGATAGACCGTTGCATACTCAGGGCCACGAATATAGCCCTGCTTAAATTGGTTATCTAAGTGAACCCTTGCTGTCTCAAGTAACTTATCAAAAACCCCAGTACCATCAAGTTTACTGGTAGTGAGGTCAGTGATATCCAATTCCCCTTCCAATGTAGCTTGTTGAATAGTTACATTAGACATAGGGTTAATTACTCGTCGTCAGAAGTAGCATTACGCACAGCTTGGTTTTTTGCCAAGTTCTGCAATTCATCTGGGGTTAGTGCAGGCATAACAGTAATATTAAAAGCTGGAATCGATTTAACGATTCGACGTGGAACCCCATTCTTACCTGGCTTGGAGGTACCAATTGCAACACGCTTTTCAAGCAGCGTATTAAGTAGCAACTGTTCAATATGGGTGGGAGATTCTGAACCATATGGAATATAGCGTTTAATGGTTCCCACTAAAGAGTTCGATACAGTAAAGACTTCACCGGGCCATTCACGCTTGGAAGGATCTGCACAATGGATAACACAACGTACAAGACTTCGTGCTTTCTTGGCTATACGGCTTCGGCGTTGACCTTCTGTTTCATCAACAGGAGATTCGGACTTAACAATTTCACCGCTAAGCTTTTCGTGGATTTTAGCACGTAGGGTGTCTACCCCAATATTAGGGTGGAAGGTAATACCCATAAAGGTAGCTTTTGACTTCAATGCTTCCAGTTCATTTGGGTGCAATTCAGTTTCATTTTCCTGTGACATAATTTTGTTTCCTCTTGAGTTTAAATAAAAAAGACCGAGGTATTTAGCCTCGGTCTGTAGCTTAGCTTAATGTTTAACTGGAAACCAGTATTACATCTTAGCTGCGGTCAGGATCAGTGCCAAACGTTCTGGACGCAGAGCCATGAAACCGTAGAACCAACGAATAGAGATAAAGCCGGTTTCACCATACGGATCCAGACGGTCAATGTTCTCACCAGGTTTCTTATGGTTAACTTCCCACTTCACGTTATTACCAGAAGTTTTAAACGTGATGGTAGCGAAGGATTCGTCACCGATACACAACATAGGCAGTACATCGTAATTCGTACCGTTGTTGTAATACACAGCATCATCACCTGCGGCCAATACTGCACCACCACCGCTCCACTTGAACATATTCTGGTTAACGATGAAACGGAAACCGTCAACAGAACCTACCTCACCCTCGGCCAGACTTGTACCAGCAGCATATTTCTCAACTGGAATATAAGCAGGCAGGCCATGCAGATCGGTCATCGCTCGAAGCGTTGGCAGAAGTTCAGAACCGATGAACATATAGCGTGCAGCAGGAATGGTACGGGTGTCGATATTACGAGTACCAGAAAGCAGAGTAGTTTTCTTCGGGGTACGGTTCTTATCCAGATCGATACCCAGCTTCATCAGATCAGCGTAAGTAACTACGTCACCTGCTTTGATTTCACTACGTTGAGTAGCTTCACCTGCATAACGGATAGTACCGGCGTTGTTGATCAGGTCAATTTGCAGGGCATCTTCTGTAGCCTGAGATGCAGCAATCATGATCTCAGTATTCAGATGTTGCAGCAAATCTGGGTCACTATCAAAGTTCAGGGAATCACGAGTGTATTCGGTGAAGAAACCAAACTTCTCGAAAGTACCTTTGATTTCGATACGAGTTGCACCAACACGGTTAACACGCCCACCGTTCTCGCCCAGCAAAGGCATACGGTCAGGAATCAAACCAATATCGGTAGAGGAACCATATAGGTTACCATTTTCGATTTTAGCACCCTGTGCATCAATACCCTGATCATTGACGTTACGATCATCAAGAATAGGCATGTAGTGATACATTTTCAGTTCTTTGCCAAAATTAGCCGGAATGGTTTTAGATGTTGCCATCTGAGTGAAGAATTGAATTTTCTTCGCTTCTACTAAAGCTTTACGCTCGTAGTAATGGTTAACAATCTGTGGACCAATCGTGGACGGAATGCCACCAGCGGGATCATTATATTGATGAGACATTGAGTAAACCTCTTACTTAGTAAATTGAGTTGCATCAATCTTATCAAACTCTTCATCAGAGAGTGAAAAGATATTTGCAGGAGTTGGAGATTTAGTTACTGGAACTGATCTTGGAGATGCAGCACGAGCACGGTTTTTATTTTCAGCAGGTTGCTTAGTTTGTTTCAACTGAGACAAAGGAGCTTGCTGAGTTGTTGGTGCAACAGGAGCAGCATTAAGTAAACCACCCTGGCTTAATTCAGCTTCGAATTGGCCGTACAGGGATAACATTGGTACACCAGCTGGCACACGACCAAAAGTTTGTGCTTGTTTAATAGCACTGATTACTTTGTCGTAATTACCCTTACGTTGCTCACCATCAAGAATACGCAGAAGATGTGGATTAGCAGCAAGATGATTTTGACTTTCCATATCCCATTCAGAAACAATACTATTTAACATCCCTGTGAAATTAGGGTTGTTCTGGGTTAATTCTTGAATGGTATCACCGGTATCAATCTGCACATCAGATGGGGCTTGGTGCGTAGGCTTATATGAATCAGCTTGACCTAAGTCGAACTCATACAAATCAATTCCGCTGTCCTTAACCAACTTGGCAATAGCTTCGGGTTTCTTATTATGCAGATCAATCAAATGACCGATTGCTTCCTCACCCTTAATACCATTTTGCTCAAGCATACTCACAACGCGACGAACTGGTTTTAATGCAGTCATCTTAGCTTGGAAGCCAGCACCCATCTGAATTAGCTGAATGATATCTTCTTTGGATTTGAGAACCAAATCAGTACCATTAGCTTTGATAGGAGTTCCAATTAAGGACTCATAAAACTCTTTGTAGTCAGGCACAGAAGGAGCGGCAGGATCAGTCTTAGCTGGTTTATCAGCTTCTGGGGCTACAGGGGTTTTACCCTTAGCAGATGGAGTATCACCAGAACCATCAGGAACTTCTTGCTCAGTGGCATTATCTTCTTCATCCTGTTCATCTTCTGTCTCTTCTGTATTATCTGGATTACCTTCTGGGTTCTCCGGGTCAGTAAGAGCAGGATCTACTTCTTCCTCTATCACAGGATTTTGGGATGCTTGAGCTTGCTGTTCAAACTGAGAAGGATCAAGCTTGCTTAATTCATCCTCTGACATTGAGAAAATATTCAGGGGCTGTAGTTGCTCAGCTGGGTTACTCATAGGTTTTATTCCTTAATAAACGATTGTTCATAGGCATGGCTTTTTTCGAGATACTCGTCTTTAGCCAGTGGCCCGTCTGACAAAATGTCACTTATAAACTTATCTAAGTATGAGATAGCATCTAACTCTTTAGCATTTTGTTCTAAATCAGTATTAGGTAAAGAACGAGCTTTTACTAATTCAATGACTCGGCTTTTTAAATAATCATCTCTAAAAAGAAGATTAAAATCCTGATTAGAAAATAAACGCTGCATAGCATCCGAACGTGCAACACGTTGGTTAGCTTGTTGAGCTTCAATTAAAATCTCATCTGACGAAGGTGTCATATAAACCTCTTAAGTGTAGGCAGGTGGACAATACAATAAATTATCCAATCTGCCTACCGTTTTACTTAAATTACTTACTAGAACCAGCAGGTTGCTTAGGTGCTAAAGATGCTTGAGCACGCATTTGCTGTAATGCACTTTTATGGGTCATATCAATCTTCGCATGGTTTTGCAGAAGGTTCATATTATGTTGTTGCCCAATTGCAGCCATATTGCCACTCTGTTTAAGAGCTTCCGTTGCAAGTTGTGTATTACCCTTGGCTTCTTCCAATTCCATACTTTGCTGATGTTTAACACCATTCTGGCTTTGTAAGAATTCAAGGTTGTTCTTATCAGTCTGAGACTGCACATGACCTTGTTTAACTTGCTCTGTGCCAATCTTAGTTGCAGCCAGATTTGCTTTACTACCGTTCTCATTAGCTTGAGACAGATTAAGTTGAATCTCAGATTGCAGAAGTTGCATCTGGAGTTCTTGCATTTTCTGTTGCATTGGATCAGGTTGAGGTTGGTAATTAAGTAATTTATGAGCCAGTTCAGGCATCTTACGTAAACGGGCAATCTCAGTAAGTATCATCTGAGTAATGGACCAATCAACGTTATTACCTAATGTCTGGATCATCATAGCCAGTTCCTGAGCTTTGGCTTCATCCTGTTCTGCCGTAGAGATAGTCAGGTTAATATCATAGTTACCTGCTAAGTCATCTCGACGAACTGGAATAAACTGTTCCTCAGTTACACGAACAACTTCTTCCTCGTTAAGCCAGAGGGCATTCATTGCTAGAATCTTACGTCCAATTTCAACTACCCCATTGGACAGACGACGAAGAATAGCCATCTCACGTTTAGAAGCTGCATCTAATGCTCCACGTACCCCAGCAGCTGTTGCACCTAAACCAGCACCAGAAATACCTTCTGCACCACTAAAGGCTTTAACACCAGTCAAGGATTCGGCATCAGTATTCATGAGGGATAACATGTACTGGGCTGACACAGGAATATCAGGATACTTAAGTTGCTGGATAGCAGTCTGAGCATTCTGACCTGGGTTAATTTCGAAATCTTCACCACGACTAAATCGGGTTTTGTTTGTGGAGTCTAATGCACCCTTTGTAAAACCAGTTTGACCATTTGCAGATTTACCCAATAGATCCAACATACCACGGGTAACAGCTCCGATAATATCTTGGTTATCCTTAAGTAATTCAGCATCTGGTTCGCCGTATAACTTCTTAGAGATCGGACGATACTTAGTTACTACAAATGGGGGTTTACCATCTGGGTAAGGGTTATCTTCCATACGGATAAGAACGTTACCGACCCATGTGGCTACAATAGGACGTAGAATACCAGTACCGTCAATATCCCAAGATCCCCAATACTCATGAGCCACAATTCTTTTCCTAGCCTTACCCTCTGGTTGGTAGCTTGGATCATCTGAATTTGTAACGAAATTTTCTGACGTAATTGGTGAGCTATTGCTGACATTGATTTTATCCAGGTTCTGGTAGAGTCCTGACGCTTTCAATTCAGAAGATGATGTTTCAAAGCTATAGATAATAAACTTGGCTTTATTCACATCACCTGCACAGGCAGGATCTACGTAAAGGTTAGAGAGATTACACATCTCAACTGTTGGACAGTTTCGAATAACTTTATCGTACTCAACAATCTGAGTACCCGTTTGTTGTAATCTGTACGGAGTTTGTGTCTGTTTAAAGATATCATACCCATCCTGTAATTCTTGGGGATAATTCTGTAAAAGCACAGGGTTCTGTTCTTCAACTGTAGCCATTTCTTGATAGGCTTGCATCATTGAAGCGTCTACAGCATAAGCATAGATAGGATCTTCTCTCTCTGCTTTCTGAGTTTGATAATCCCAACCAACACGAATAACAGCTGTACCGTTATCTACATTGTCTCGCACGAATTCATCAATGAATGCAACTCGGTCGATTACTGTATTAAATTGGTTATTGAGAACTAAACCATTTTGAATTGCACCTTGCTGATCTTCCCAACTTACAGGCGAGACTTTAAATAAGTCTGGGATAGATAAGAAAGGTTCAGACAAAGCAGGGTAACGCCACTCAGCTTGTTTCTTAATAAGCTTCGGCACAACCTTTGATTGTCCTTCCTGTGTCTTTGCTCCAGCTGATCCCGTACCTTTACGATACTGGTTCCAGATTTCAATCTGGGCAACTTGAGAATCACGGGAAGGCTTTGCACTTTCAAAGTCACTCCTTAATTCAGCAAGTGTGGGAGGTGAATCCCAGCCTGTCGAAATAGTTGGAGTCTGCTCTGTAGTGTACAATGAGTTATCATTTTGCTCGCTCATGTAGCCTCTTATTATAGCGGTTATAAATTTTGCCTATTAAACCAGAAAGGATGTACAAATGACTACCATTCAGGAACGTGTCGCCAAATTAAATGTGGCCTTCGGTAACCCACAAGGTGACCTTACTTCTCCCAACATTGCAGCTCTACGTAAGCAAGCAATTCTTGTGTTGGAAGAAGCTATTGAATTAGTTGAAGCAACCCACCAGGGTAAGAACGTAGATTATCAATTAGTTGACGTTCCAATTAATGTTAACACCCTTCCTGTTGATATGGCAGAAAGTATGGATGCCATTGGTGATCTACTCACTGTAGTTTATGGTTTCGGCCATGTTGCAGGTTTTAACAGTGATGAAGTATATGGTCTGGTTGAAGCCAGTAATTATACGAAGATGGTACGCAACGAGGAAGAAGGTCAAAAAGCTTTAAGCTTCTATTATGGTTTGGGCTACCCTATTGGTTCTATTGCAATAGAAGGGGAGTTCCCTACAGCAATTGTACGTGTGTTAAGAGACATAGTTGTTGAAGGCAAACCAGTGCCTAAAGGTAAGTTCCTTAAGAATCCGGTAACTTTCACCTTACCTAATTTCTACCCTTTACTTCCTGCGTAAAATTCGTTAATAATCATATCCAGCAAGTGTTGGGTATGTTTAAGGGCTTTCATTGAGAGTCTTTAAACATACGTGGCGAAAGCGTATGGTTTACGTAGATATTTGATGCTAACTGGGTAATACCCAGTCCCACACAAAGGTTTAAAAGCTGGAGTGTCATGGTTGCTTACCATGTTACCGAACGAGCAAATGCCCTCACACGAGGGCTATTTAATTAAGGTATTGAAGCCAGTAGTTTAATTAAATAACACTGTGTAGCTCAGTCTAGTAGAGCGTCTGCTTTGGGAGCAGAATGTCTAAGGTTCGAATCCTTACATGGTGACCAAATTAAGATGGATTAGCTCAGCGGTAGAGCAAGTGGCTGTTAACCACTAGGTCATAGGTTCAAATCCTATATTCATCGCCAAATTGGGGATTAGCATAATGGGAATGCACGGGACTTTGAATCCTGTATGACTTGGTTCGATTCCAAGATCTCCAGCCAAATTGCTTCATAGCTCAGTAGGTAGAGCAGACGACCGATAATCGTCAGGTCACTGGTTCGAACCCAGTTGAAGCAACCAACTTCCGACTCGCTACCGGAGGATCGTGTAACTAACTTAGTGGCCTATCAAGCCAGTTGTATTAAGCTAAGTTAAGTTGCAGCCAGCCTCGTCTGACAAACGTAAACTGTCTAAGATGCCCTCCTAGTGAGGGCTTTTCTTTTTATAAGGAACAATAAAATGTCAACAGTAACCAAAGACTTAATCGATTCTAAGATCCGTCAGGTCTACTACATCAATGCTGGTCAGGCTGTGAGTAATTCAAACCAGCCAAGAAACCAGGAAGATTTAGCTGAACTAAATCTGGTGACCATTTGTATAATCATCCTTGAATCTGGTTTTAAAGTAGAAGGTGTAAGTGCTTGTGTTGACCCAACTAAGTATGACCAGAAATTGGGTGAACAGTTTGCCTACGAAAATGCCTATGAAAAAATCTGGCAACTCGAAGGCTACAAATTAAAATGTGAACTGGCTAACCAGTAACTAAAGAGGGTTTAATAGTGAAAGCAATAGATCACTTGAGTAGTGAATTAAAGCAGGCAATTTACTCTACAGGTCTGGGTGTACTACACCAAGAAAACCACGGGCTAGATGCGTATCTGCATGGGGTAGAAGCGCTTACTAAGTCTGTGTTCCCTACCCGTAAAGAAAAGCAGGCTGAAACTAAGGCAGAGTTTGAAAAACTAATGGACTCAGGGTTCCATTCATTTAGTACTGCACTTGATGGCATTAAAGCAGGGTTGCGTGTGTCCCGTCATGGATGGCATGGTAAGAACATCTATGTTCAGCTCCATGAACCCGATGAGCATAGTAAGATGCTTGATCCTTACCTATCCCTCCATACAATAAATGGTTCCCGCATTCCTTGGTCACCTTCACAATCTGATATGCTTTCTAAAGACTGGTTTCTTTATGTAGAAAGTGATGAAGCTACTAGTGGTTTGAAAGTACCTACTTTCCTCAATAAGCATGAACCATTTAAACCATAAGTAAAAATAAGAAGCCCCTAATTAAAGGGGCTTTGTTTAGATGAAACCTTTCTGCAAGAATCGTTGCCCTGACTCTGCAACACTATCCACATCTACCCCACGATCCTTCAAGATTGCACAAGCAGAAATATACTTCTGGTAATAGTTATTACCTTCATGGAATCCTTGCTGTACACCCTGCATGTTAGCATTGGTAAGACGATGGGCAATAAAATAAACCACTGCCATTAAGTAACTGTAAGGCAAGTCAATAAAGATACGGTCTGGTTCGTACAGTCCATCATCTTCAATCTTTTTGAGCCTACGAGGTGATGCCTTGTAGACTACCCTGATCCACTGATTACCTAAACCTTCCGGCACACGAATGACATTATAAGCAGGTGTCATAATCGTATGTGGATTGTATAAGTCCCCGATACAGGCATCCCCATAAGGGTGACGAGTAGTAATGGAACGTGGTCTGTCCAATGTACTGTAGAAGCGACATGTACGGCTATGGCCTCCGTGTCCACATCCACAACTTCCGTGCTTCGCACTCTCGTGTGTCGTGTCCACGTTCAGCCGGAACTGTGCACCATGTTCATCATAGATATTTAATATCTCTACAATGTCATCATGGAAAGGATCTTCACAGTCATCAATACTAGGGTTGCCCCTTAGACGGTGTGCAGTCTTTGCATTCTTCCGATCCAGAACATATCTGGTTTTACCTTCACAAAGTTGTACCCATACCTCTTTACGCTTAAGGAAAAACTCTGAGTGGAGTTCGCCTAATGCTGCATTAAGAACCGGTATAATCCGGCGATTAACGGTTTCCAGAGATACTTCGCCAGTAACCTGATCCACAATATTGGTTAAGCTAAGTTCAGCTGCTGCCAAGTTATCAATCAGGTCTGATAAAGTAAATTTCATATTTGATACCTTATACGGTGTAAGAGTTCATTCTAGAATTTCCCCATCCATTATCGTTAGTATCTTCCCAGATACCAGCACCATCTACTTTAGTTATATTACTTTCTTCTGACGGGTACCAAACTTCCAAGTTTGCCAGCATAGATACGGTATCAATGAAGTCATCATGACGAGACTTAAAGCCAGCCAATGAAGCCAGTGTGAGTTCATCCATCGCTTCTGCTACTGGCTTGGTAGTTTTCTTATCAATAGGGAAATAAATCTTACCTGCCTTAAACCAAGGAACCACTACGTTAAAGCGTTGCAGTTTATTGGTGTTAGGGCGTATACCCGGTTGATTACTATTTTCCTTTGAAGCCAGATTAAAGAAGTTATTACGGTCTACCATCAAGTCTTGTAACCAAGGGATGAAACCACCCTGTTGACCGGATACTTCGATACCTACTGACTGTGGTCGATACTCTGTCACAAACTTAAACAGGTCATTGATGTTCTTACTCATGTCCTGTCGTTCACAGATACCGTCTACCCAGAACCAGTCTTTGTTATTGTTAACAGCCCAGACAGATATAACCGAGAAGTCAGCAGATTGCTTATCACTGGTTGCAAAGTCTGTAGTGATATAGAAGTTATACTTACCCTTATTCTCTTTTAACTTCTTAGAATCGTACCAACGTATATCACCATCTTGGATCAGACGATCTTCATCTGACATAATACGTAACATAAGCTCTTGGTTGAAGGTTGCAATCTTTCCTCCCTTTAAAGCCTTTGTGTACTTATCCAATACATAGTCATAGGTGAATCGGTCAGGCCAACTACCTCTAAACTCTTCACGGGTACAGGGGAAACGTTCACATACCGGATACACGTTAACTGCCCAAGCCCCACCATTGACAGCTTTATACAGAGGATCGCCTGCATTAAATGGGGTACCAGACCATATAATCATGGAACGTTCAGTATGCAGTGCGTAGTCCACGGCCTTATAAACCGTATCCTCAATGGCACTGATTACTACCTGGCTTCGTGCATCTTCATCGCTCACCAAGTCGTCCAGTACTGCCAAACGTGGACGCTTACCCATTGACTTGGTACCACGCACCCCAGTCTTAGCACCATAACCTTTGATAACAACCTTGTTACCATTGATGTTAGTAAACTGCCATTCGATATCAGTGAATCGTGTAGTAGGGATCATCATCTTAAGAAAGTCTGAATTCTCCCAACGGAACTCTAAGTTCTTACGCATGTTCTTAACCCCATTCTCTACGGAGTCAGATACATATAGGGCCAGTTCCACACTACCAAAGCCAGGGATTTCACCATAACATCCAATGTACAAGAACAGGTATTCACCCATTACTGTGGTCTTTGCAGCTCCCCTGTGAATCATATTTAAGATACGGCTATCACCATTACTAATTTGGTCAAGCATCTTATAGTGCAGGATTGGTGACTTGTTCTCTTCCCCTTCCCCACCATTAACCATCTTAATAAAGTTAATGAATTCCAGTGCAAAGTCAGTAGGCACATAAGAAGGGTCATCTGCATAGCAAACATCCCTTAGCCAATCTTCTACAGTCTTCTCCAATGCAGGAGGTGTATCAAATACACTACTCATTGAATAACCTCACCTTGGATAATACGACTCCCTGCAATCTCTCCCGCAGTTTTAGCACCAGAGGTGATTGCTAGCTTCTGTTCCTGCACCAGTTTAGCCGTAGCTGCACGCAACTCATCCATGACACTGTTCTGGCTGATGTTAACATCAATCTCAACCTTGGACTTCTCAGGCTGTTTCAGGTGACTAAGAATAGAGTTAGCTGCATCACTTCTCACCTTCTCGCTGGTGGCCGTATTCATTAACTCAGCCTGTACCGTAAGAGCCTTACTAAACAAATCCTGATGCATAATGTACGCAGGAATCATCGACTGCTCTAACAGTGCATTCACTAACTGGTTCTGGTTATAGGCATACACAAACGAACTAATATCTTTAGCTGTCTTACCTGCCTTCAAGAAGTGGTCATACTTATCAGGGAAAGTACGGATATAACAATCCTGATTAGTTAGTCCCATATGTTTAAAACTCACATATCGAACAGCATCAAGATAGCTACTAATTTTATACTTACCCGTTGTTAACACCTGCGTATAACTAATCAAGTTATTACGATAGTGCTCAGCAAAAGCAGGGTCAGTCATAAACAGGTTAACATTATCTACCATACCCTGAGTCAGGTTACTCTTAAGGTTAGATGGTAAAACGTTACGCAATACATCAAGGCTTAACTGTGACATAGTTTTAAGTTCCTCTAAGGTTTTAATAGATGATATACCACCTACATTAAACTGAAAACTTTTAGCGTAAATACTATTATTTTTTATGGTGATATTTTATACAGTAAAACAGTTAGCAGACTAAGTATTATTTATATTAAGCCAGTGGAATTAAGTAGAGTAAATCCCACTTCGAAACTTTTAGTGAAATTACTAATCTTGGTACGCTAGCAGTACTTACCTGTTTTTGTTTTCCAGATGTGGATTACCCCCCGGTCACTTTGAACTCAAAAAGGAGTCTCTACACACCTAATCGCAAAGCGATGATGATGGATGAATTCCCATCTGAATCTTATGCATAGGATACTACTCATGTCTGTAATCAAATCAACGTTGACCACTGCAACCACTGGCCTGAATGCTGTTAACAACCTGTTCTCTGCTGCTGAGAAGCTGACTCGTGCTGCTGATACACTGGCTGGCGTAGCTGATACCAAAGCTACCAACATCGCTGCTCTCATCTCTATTCAAGACCAGATGAAGTACTCGACTGCCAAAGCTGCACTGGATGCACAACTCGCATCACTCGCACCAGCAAG